GGTTCTTTAGGTTGATTAGTGAGTGTTTCGATATCTTTCAGACCAGCCACATTGTATCTGCCATTCTTATACCTAGGTATTTTATTCATAATGTGATTTGGATCTGTAAAGTCCAATCTAGGTCTATCACCAGTTGATAGCGTACCAGCAAGACGTTTAGATACATCAGGATAGTTCTTAAAGAATGCTACATCTTTGTATATTACTTTTTCTGTTTCAAACATTGAAACAAAATGATTAACAGTAAATGTCCAAATAGCATCCATAATAGCAAGATTCTCTCTTAACATTTTATTCTGAGAACCTGATAACTGAGCATATGTATTAGCATAGTTATTACTTCTTTCATTTATAGATGAAACAGGTAAAAACTTATTAGACCATAAGCCTGATTTCTTTTGTTCAATCAAACCTAATTTCTGTACATACATTAACTGTTCATGAGCTCTGTGAATAAGAGTGGTATTAATGTCTTCTTTCAATTGAGCAACATTATTGAAAGTATCCATTAACTCCTGATCACTTAAACTATTAAAGTCTATATAGTTAGTATTACCGTTTTCATCAGTATGCCATACTCCACGAGCAATACGGAATTTACCACCTTTACCAGTATCCTTTCCTTTCTTACCAAAGTACATAGTAGGTCTATTAGCATCGTCTATTTGGTCTTCTGCTAATTTCATTCTACGATACTGTAGTATAGCATCATATTCACTCTTATAATACTTATAGAACTGCTCTATTACATCTTTAGACATCCTAATACTGAGTTCACCATCCAAAGGTACAATCTCCATTGTACGGTCTTTAAACAGTCTAAGACCTTGTATAGGCATATATGTCTTTTTGTCAGACATAGTAGGAAGTACCAATATATCATTCTCAGATAATGTAAATTTAGAAATGAATGTTTCTACTTTAGGAGCAGATTGATAATCTGTACCTGTGTTACCAGAGTTATATTCGGTAATGTTAAGTAATGTACCTACAGTAAGACGAGTATTAGGGTTACTCTTTAACTGATTATACACTATAGAAGAACTATTGATAGGACACTTTAACAGTTTATTAACGTAAGATCTATCGTTATTCAATTTCTTTATTTCTAGAGTAATATAGTTATGTTTAGATAGAGGATAAACTGTAGTATTTTTTGGACCTAATACCTTTTCTTCAAGGTTATTGTTATTCAATTGATAATGTACAATAGCTAAGTTAAGTATGCTATTTTCCCCAGTAAATATAGCATCAGCAGTACGTTTAATACGGTCAGATGGTTTATCTTTTACTGGTCTACGTAATATTTCAGGTATCGCTTTAGCTAAACTACCATCTCTATTACTTGTTAATAAGTCCTTAGCTGCTTGTAATATAGTAGGTTTATTAACAGAATTGATAGCTGATACTTTATCTACAATTGCTTGGAACAAAGTATCATAAGTAATAGATATACCTATTTTATTATAAATATCTAGTAATTTATATAATGCCTGACTAAGATCTTCATTAGTAGATGAATCTGTCAACTTAGCTAATTCATTTGTAGCTTTAGTGAGTTCATCTCTTAATTCTTTAAGTTTAGCCATATCGGGCTTTCTATTACCCTGTTCATCAGTTATCATAAATTCACTGTTATAGAAATTTCTATTCCAGTCACTTACAATACGCTTACCATTACGTACATTTACACTACCACCTAAGTTAGATATGTACATTACCTCATTAGTACCCACATCTTGATATCCTACAGTAAGGAAATTATGTCTAAATCCAGTAATAGTTTGGAATATCTGTGTCTGTAAGTTAGAGTCTTTTATCTTAGATAATCTATTATATACAGAAGCAAAGAAAGGATCTGTTTTAGATAATTGAGCAGCTTTACGTATTAAGCCACCATAACTATCTTCATCAAATAGCTTATCTACAATTCTACGCCAAGCTGCCATAAATGGAGTTACACGTGGAATACCTGTTTCAGGATTAATATCTCTAGTATAAGTTTTAGTAGCTGCATTATATAAACGGTCTTCTATTGAAGATAAGAACAATTTGACAGCAGGTCTGATATTATGTAAAACAGATACTTCATAAGATGCTTTATCATATTTATCAAAGTTATCCTTTTCTATTTCACCACCATCACGTTCTTCTGTTTCATCGTACTCTTGTTCTTCCTTGATTTGTTTCAAACTTAGTTCTGCTAATTTTGCTTGTACGTCTTGTTTGAATATATCAAAGTTATCAAACAGTTCTTTAGCAGCAGCTCTCTGTTCAGGTGTAGCGGCTTCATCATATGAAAGATCTTCTAAGAATTCTCTCATATCATTGTAGTCTATGTTAATTCTAGATAAGTCATCTACTATATCTTCAGTAGTCATAGACTGGCTAATATAAGACGTAGTAAAGTAATCTACAGCCTGGAAATAACTATCAAGAGATTTAATATTCTGAAATTCATGACCATGCTGTGTGAAATTAACCCGATCACCATAAGCTGCTACAAATCTATCCTTAGCTTCTTGTGTTACAGGTACATTAGCATATTTACCTTCATATATACCTCTAAAGATGCTCGTAGGTCTTATTTTACCTACTAAGGAGTATACAAAATCTATAAGCTTATTAAACCATTTAGTAATTCTATAAACCTTAGAAGGTACAATTTCAAGCATATACTTTCTAAAGTCTTCAGCCAATGCTTCTTCAACTTGTTTGTTAGAAGCATTTTTCATATTTTCATGAGAGGCTCTGTAAGAATCATATACTTTATTACGCTGCTGTTCGGACATTAACAATAGAGATACCCTATGATATGCTTCATGGTATTCAACACCAGCTGGGTCACTAGAGTAAAGATGAATAGCATCTTGTGTCATATGAGATAATGCTGTAGCTGGCATATCAGAAGATACTGCTACGTCAATTATATCAATTTCAGCATCAGACATACCTAACTTCTCTTTCAAGAAGTTACGTGCTTGAACCTTATTCATCTTTTCTTTAGAAGTATATGTCTTCTTAGGAGTAAAGTTTACTCTTACTTCAGTTTCACTACCACCAAATGTATTAAGATCGCGGAATGTACGACGTTTGCGAGTAGGAGCAGGTTTCTCTTCTACTGTAGGTTGTTCAACTTGAGGTTCACTTACTGTTGGAACAGCTGTAGAATTAGGAATATTAGTTGGAGCATCCTGAGTAATACCATCAGCAATGACGAATGGTCTTTCATATCTCTCTGTATTAAGATTAGATTTTAACATACCATTCTTAATCATCCATGCTAATAAAGAATGATCTAAGTCATCTTTAGTAAATACTATGCCAGGCACTAATTCTAATCTACCATTAGCTTTTTCTACACTACTTGCTAGTCTTCCTTGAAATAGATCTCTAAGCTTCATGTCTACTGACACAACATCGTTGTTTTTTGAAGGTACCTTAAAGGGCATAGAACCTTCTTTCATAAGCCAATCTACAAAAGCTTTTCTCTCTTTATCTCTCTGGTCTGATGTTAAGCCAGCAATTGAGGTGCTATTATTACCATATACTAATTTACCTACTACACCACTGTTATCTACATATAACTGCTTATTACGTAAGTTTTTAGAAGCAGCATCACTAATGTCACTATTATCTTTTACTTGGGTAGCTTCTCCATAATTTAAGAATAACTTGATTAAGTCAGAGCCAATAAGATCTGTATTACCTATCTTATCATAGCTTGAGAACCCAGACTTAAACACAATAGTAGATAATAGATTAGCTAGTTCTTCTAAGTTATTATAACTTACTGTGCTAATCTTTAATGGCAACGGTCTACCTGATAAACGTTTGTTGCCAGCTATAATATAATATACACCACCTGAAGTAGTACCAGTAAAACCAGTATTATCCCCATGTATAGTATATATAGTTTCAGCAGATCTTACGCCAGTGCTGTAACCAAAGTTATCAAGTTCTTCATCTAAGTTAGTACTTAACTGTAAGATATTATTGAACTTAGCATCATTAATAGGAGCATACTTACTAATACCTTCTACTGCATTATGTATTAATGTACGTGTAGGAGTTACTTTGATATTATAATCTATTGCATTAGTAAGATTGCCATTAGAATCTTTCACAACAAATCTAGATATAATATCAGCACGTGCAGCCCTAAGATCATTTATTAAAGTATTATACTCTTCACTAGTGTCTCCTACTCTAAGATTATTAGGACTACGCATAGCTAACCAGTATTTCTTACCAGTTTTACTATCTGTAATTATCATACCTACCCTAGCCCAATCATATGTAGCTGGATTGTTCCATTTTACTTTAGTACTATTGGTCTTATAGTGTATAAAAGGCGCTACAGAATATTCAAATGACAAGTCACTTAATCTAGTACGGAATAACTCTGGTAATTCTGTATTAAGTGAGAATGTTACTCGATTACCATTTGCAAAAGTTATTGTTTCGCTTAATTGAGCATCGTGTTTATAGTGAAAGGTATTGAGGATACCTAATCTACTATCTTCTGAAAAGTCCTTTAATTCATTATCGGTAATCGCATCTGTTGGAATGGCTTCTGGAGCTTGTGGAGTTGGTAATACGCCAGCTTGGGTAGCTTCTTCTACTTGACTTTCTGTAAGATCACTCACGGGTGTATCAAAGAGATCATCCACAGTAATAGCAGCAACTTCTTGAGGAGAACTCATTCTAGCTCTATCTTCCTCTGGCATCTGATAATAAGCAGTAGTATAAGCACCTTTAATAGAATCAAAGTGAGTAGTTAACTTTTCCCTATTGTTACCAATAGCCTCATACATATTCAGGGCTACTTCTTTAAATTTGTATGCACCTAAATTAAACGCATTACCTAATAATTTTAAGAAAGCAACAAATATCTTTGCTTGTTTCTCAGCATTTGCTGCTGGGTCAAAGGCAAAGCCCACACTATTGTCGTCAAGTAAATCAAAGAAATCTTGAACGGACTTATTGAACTTAGCTTTAGCATCCTGAGCATCTTGTTTAGCTTTTGCTGCTTTACTAGGTTTAGATACTTCTACTGCTTCACCACCTCTTTCATCAAATACACCTTCGCCTGTAGGATCACCAAAACCACCTGCAAAAGGATCTTCATCAGAACTTAATATGTCATTATTTACTACAGGTTTTTCCTTTTCTGTATCTGTTGTATCTATAGAAGAAGGAGCAGCAGTAGCAGCGGGTTGAACAGTAGGTGTACCTAAGCCTATATCTTGACCTTCTGCAGCAGCTATTAAAGCTGCATCTGCTTCATCCAGCTCACTAGCACTTATGGTTCTTCTAGGTTTACTTGGCTTAACCGGTTTGATAGGTTTAGTGGGAGTGACCGGTTTAACTTGTTCTACAGTAGGAGCAGGTTGTTCTGTAACTGTACCAGTGGGTACTGTAACAGGTTTAGATGGTACTACAGGCTTATTAACAGTTTGTTGTTCAGTAACACCAGTAGTTCCTTCCATCATCTCTCTGCTCTGTTCTTTCTTAGCTTGATAAAGCTCAAGCATTTCATCAATGAGCTTTTCACCCTGAGCATTATGAATGTTACGTAAAGCCTTTAATTTAAGGTTTCTACGCTTTTTAGGCGTTTTCTTTTCCTTAGCCTCAGTAATGATATCAGCACGTTGTGAAGCCTCTGTAGGGGTTATTTTAGCACCATTCTCAATACCATTGAAAGCATTATAAATTTCCTGGTTTCTTTCAGCGTTAATTTCTGAGAATAATCTATCTTCTATAGCATTCTCATATTCAGTAACTTCATTGAAAGCACCAACAGATGCCACCTGGTTATTTAATAATGTCTTATCACCAGTATAGTTCTTATACCAGGATGGCATTGCTTTATCTATAGACTTCTTTCTTGCTTGAAGTCTATAACGCATATCATCTAGTTTAGCTAAAGTATATTCATTACCTCTTAATTCAGCAGGATTAGATGTTGATTTAACTATTTCTGTAGCATTATTAACCTCATTGAGCATATTATCTAACACTCTCTGTTGTTCTTGTAACTTAAATAGTTCTCTAATCTCATCTTTAGATACAATTTGGTCTGTAGATTGAGCATTGTTATTAATGACATTAAATGCGTTGTCTACAGCTTTTTCCATCTGAGTAGATAATACTGCATTTGAATTAAGTGCTTGTGCTTTACTAGTAAGTTGCTGATTCTTATCCGTAAGGTCTTCTAATGAAGCTTTAAAATCTTTCTCAGCTTGCATATACAAACCTACTAAGTTACCAAATTCTTCAGTATTCAGTTCTATGCCTAAATTCTCAGCTAGGTCTTTCATCCTATCAGATTTAGCCACAGTAAATACACGAGATGCAAACTGTGCTTCTTCTAAAGCATCATCACTTGTAAAACCTTCTGGTAGATTCTCTGTAGGTCCTTCAGCTAGATTAGCCCATGCATTAACTACTTCAGATTCAACACCTTTAAACTTGCCACTAGCATAGGTAACTGCTTTAGACATATCTTCTTTAGTATTGATCTCACCTACAGCAAGTTCATTTACTTTATCCATCCCTTTAGTTTCCTTATACAAGGAGTATGCTCCTCGAGCATTTACACCTACTTGCATAGGGGATAAAAGACTAGCAGCTGCACCAAGCTTTACATTATTCCAGTACTCACTGTCGTTCTCATACAAAGCATCCTGGTAACCAAAAGGACTACCAAGTATATTTGCAAGGGTTCTACCTTTTTCTTTATAAGCACCAAACAGAGATGAAGCTAATCCTTCTAGATTCAAATCACTATCATCAAAGTCACCTCTTTTATAAGCTGCGCCAGTAGTATATTGTGCGCCCTCTTCTAATGCTTCATTAAAAGAAGTAGCAAGATTACGCACTGCTAAATCACCGCCTATATAAGCAGCTTTAGCAGCTCTACTAGCCCAACTTCTAGTTGCTTTATCTATAGCATTTCTACCTAATATATACTTAGATAGAGTCTTTTTAGCAGCATCAGCAGCTTTATCACCTATTGCTTCAATAGGGTCTGATAATAAAGCACCTTTCTTTATAGTCTTACCTAACCAACCATCAGCAATTTTACCAAAGTATGGTAACATGATAACATCACTAGCTAAATTAGATGCGTAGGTAATTGACATATTTTGAGCAAAATCTCTATCTAAACCTTGTCTTGCTTGTATCTGAGCTTCTGCTAAGATAGGATTAGTAGATTCAATCTGACCATCTAATATCTTTTCAAATATCTTATCGTCAGATAACCTTGCATATCTTTCATCTAGACCGTTTGCACGAGCTTCATCTGCAATGTTGGAAATAGTTAAACCTGTACTAGTAATTAACTGAGCTACTCTATCTCTATAATCATCTGCAACATTAGCGTTAGCTTCATTTTCAGCTTGCTTATAGTTAGAATAAAGTAACATACCAGCATTAGCTACGTCTAAAGCAGCTGATATAGCACCTACTGTACCAGCAGCTACACCACCAACAGTACCACCTGCAGCAGTACCAGCACCAGGTACAACACTACCTGCTATAGCACCTGAAGCTGCCCCTATAGCTGCTTTAGAGATTGCCTTTTTGAAGACGGATCTAAGAGCGGTAGAAGCATATGGAGCTACTTGCCACAACCATGCGGATGAAGAAGAACCTACAGCTTGTGGTACAGTATATATCCATTTACTTGGCTCTGTCCACTTAAACTCTTGATTCTCACTCATAGCTTGTTCAAATCTAGAATCTACTTTATATCTTTCAATATCAGCTTCATCTGTTTCAATATCTGCATAGAGTTCATTAGCTTTATTCTGATAGGACTTTAAGTCTGCTTCTTGCTTTTCTCTGATATCAGAAATATTGCTCATATCAGGAGATACACCTAGAGACATTAATGCTTCTCTAGTGTTATACAAGTTACTATCTATATTGCTCAATTCATTCTGAATCTGTGATATCTCAGCGTCATCTTGTGAAACTGCTAAATGGTTTAGCAAGTTATTTCTTTGACTCACTAAACCATTATAAGTTTCAAACAAATTAATGTTCGATTTAATTCTATCCATCTGTGGTAATACTTCACGTCTAAGTATACCCTGAGTATTAGCCAATTGTGCTTCGTTCATAGCACGTAAAGAAGCTGCCACAGAGTTAGTTATTAAATCATATGTACTAAGATTATTACGAGATTCGTCTAATGTGTCATCGGTATCTAGAGCTGGCTTATAAGAATCTTTCTGATAACTAGCAAGATCTCTAAGTATTTCATGAGGACTAATAGTACTACCTACTTCAGGGTTTACAGTACCGTTAGAAGCACCTAAATAATCTTCATAATTCTTCTTGCGAAGCTCTATTGCCAATGGAACACCACTGTTGTTTTTAGTTTTCTCCATAGATCAAATCTTCATTACTTTGTCTATAATTTATATTACCTTTAGAACCTAATTTGCTATATTGGAACTCTTCAAGATTTGCTCTTTCTCTTGTTTGTTCATTATTGAGTACCCCTTTCATAACCGGTATCTCAATGTATACCCCATTATATTGAGTTTCATGACCAGGTGCAAATGTACCATCATCTGCAATTCTCACACTCTTAATATCAGCAATTCTGCCATTATAGTTAGGTATCTTACCATTTAGACTATTTACAAACTTTTGGAAGTCTTCATTCTTTATAATATCTTCAGATGTATCGTCCCCAAAGAAACCAGTATCAAAGTAGTCTTTATAGATGTCTTTATTGTTTAAGAAATAATCTACTGGTATATATGCTTTATATTCCTGAGTATATGATTCATTACCGGGAAGACCATTCTCAAGTAATACTTTACTGGTAGGAGTAATACCCATATTAGGTATATTATTATTAATGAGATCCTGTTCAAACTTAGTTCTAGCTGAACTCCAATTAGCATTGTTAACAGGTACGCCCATCTTAGCATTAACATACTGCTCTTGTGTCATCATACCAAATATATTATTACCAGAGTAAATAGGACTACCATTGATACCCTTTACTACTGAATTCTTATCAAGCTCAGCATCGTTGATAAAGTTAGCTTGAGAACCTATATCTGTTGATAATTCTTCCCATACTGTCTTAGCAGTTTTGTTACGGTTTAACGGTAATTGTTTACCGCTTTCTGTAACTCTATCTACATAGGCTTTTTGCCATTTACTACCAGGTGTAAATGTCTTTTGAGCTCTTTCAAATTGAGAATTATATTTTATGGTTACGCCATCTTCAGTTTTGACTGTGCCTGGTTTACTTAGCAGTGTAGAAGCAAGTTTAGTAGAGAATTGAACTGGCATAGTCTCTTCTCCAGATGCTTTCTTTGTAGCAGCAGCTCTAGCAGAAAGTAAAGAAAAAGGATTAACTTCTCTAGTAGGTCTAATAGTTCTATCAATATTAGATTCTACAATAGAATTTCTTAACCATTGAATTGCTTCAGCATCACTTGCTCCAGTATTCCTTTTATAAACTTCCATATGCTTTTGAGCCTCTGGAGTGTTTACTATATCGTTCAGGTGAGCATCTGCTACTTTCTCAATATCGCCACGTGTGTTACCGAAATAGTCATAATTACCATCAGTATACAGGAAACCTTTCTGTAGTTTAGCATAATAAGGATCTGCTAATTCCCTAATGTCTTTATATGCTAAAGGAGCAATATCGTTGAAAATACCTGATTTTGTACTATCATAGTTTGCAAAGTCTACATTATGCCACATCTCATTAAATTTACCAGCAGCAGCTAACTGTTGATTAAACTTCATTCTCTGCTCCATTCCTTCTTTACTCTGGAGTAATGTAGATAATTTAAGTCTATCTACATTATTAATAATAGAGTTAATCTGAGCTCTACCTTCTGGAGTCTTAAGTAAATCAATATTCTGAGACAATTTATCGATAATTGGTTTAGCTTTACCAAGAGTTTCATCATACCAGGTTTGCATATCCTTTAAAGAAGGAGATCTGAAGTCAGACCATTTATCTAACGCTCCAGATAAGTCTGAAATAGCTTTATCTACTCTAGCGTTTGCATCCTTGCCAAGTGTATACAGTTGTTGGAAAGGTAGTGGAGCATATGTATCTATAAACTGAGCTTGTGCTGGATTATCATATCTATTAACCATTTTTCTTACCCTTTCTATTATTGTAATACATATTATCCATATCTGCTATTAATTCACCAGGATTACCGTATGCTAAGAAATTTCTTAAATAAGGATAGATCATAGCGTCTCTAGCAGCTTCATTACGCATCTTTTCTTTAGTCTGAGACCATTGACCCAATTGACCAGCAGCAGTAGCACCAAAGTTTCTTGCAGCAGCTCTATTACGAGCATTTAAGTCATTAGTAAGTACAGTATTCTGTATGTATTGTTGACCTAAATTGTTCATCATATTTGCGTATTCACCCAAGTATTGATTATTTGCATTATCTCTATTGGCATATACTGAAGCATTCTGAGCATATTCCCCAGTAGCTAATTGATTTCCATATGCTAAATTCATACCAGTATTAGGATTAAGTCTAGCCATGTTATTACGAGCAATCGCTCTAGATCTTCTGTTAGCCGCAAGAGTAGGCTCTATGTTAAGTCTACGACTAGCCATAGCTCTATTAATAGCTCCAGAGTAAGGATTAAGGACTTGGTCTTCTGTTTCAGGTCTACGTCTACTTTGAATCCAATTATACAGTATAGGAGATAAACCAGACAGACTGCCAAAGTTAGATGAAGACTTACTAGGTGTTTTAATCTCATCTGGTGTTAATGTGGGATTAAAATCTTCAATATTTAGCAACGGAGCATAAATAGGATCAGATGCTAAAGATGGATTGAAATCTTCAATATCCAGTAAAGGAGCTTGATTAAGAGAGTTAGTGGCTTTAGCAGACTTACTTGCTGGGGTATGTTTCCTAACAGATTTAACCTTTGTTATAGGTGCTGCATCAGGAAATGGTACTTCAGGCAAATCGTATATAGGTTCATTTACACCTACAGGAATTGTTTCACCAGTAATGGCGTCTACGCTATTATCTATTGGATCGTTATTATATATATGTGTCCTACCAGGTACTGGACCAGATTTAGGTACAAGGTTTTCTGTCCAATTAATCCCATTCAAGTAATTCATTACTGGAGCATCCCAATTAGAGTTCTTAGTTGCGCCTAAACCAGCTTTATTACCTGTGTTATTAAAAGCAGAGGTTAAAAAATTAGCAATAGATTTGCCTAATCGTCTAGTCCAATCACCTTTACCATCTGCATATGCAGGTATTCCTTTTACTTTAGGCTTAATACCTTTCTTAGCTTTAACTGCTTCTTGCTCTGTAAGCAATTTTTCATACATTGCATTTGCATTTCTTTTATTTAACATATCAGTATTCTTAGCAAATATGTCATTACCTTTACTCTTTTTCGTCATTTTAGTAAGTTTTTCACCTTCTTGTGCAAATGTTCTATTTGTACCAGGTCTCTTAATTCTATCAGATAAAACAGATTCAAGATTAGAAGCATCTATTAAATGATTGTCTGTACCTGGTTTACTATTAGGTACTTGTTCAATATTACCAAAGTCATCTCTTATTACTTCATTATTATCTACATAAGCTAAATCTGGTAATATACCACCGTTTTCAAAAGTATAAGCTAAAGAATTATCATCCCAATATTTTTGTTCAAGTGTGGCTGCGTTACCTTTTCCCATTGCTATTTCTTTAGCATTTGCTTTAATACGCTTCTGTTTATTAATTGCATTCTTTCTAAAGATACTTGATACAAGGTTGCCAACACCACCTACAACTCCACCTACAGCTGTACCAATACCAGGAAGAATAGCAGAGCCTACAGAAGCACCTTTGGCAGCACCCCCTAGAGTACTGCCAGCAATATCTGCACCAGATCCTTCTTCTGTAAAGCCTTGTAAACCAGCTCCCAATATAGAAGCAACCTCTAAACCTTGATCTATACCAAAAGCATAAGCTGGAACTTTCTTTTTATTTATTTTCTTTTTCATATTATATCAATGAATATCTGTATGCTGTACTAATATAAGGAACTTTAAACGTATTACCACCATTACAATCATACTTATAATGACAGATTAAATATTTCCCTTTCATTCTATCTCTATAGGATTTGTTTACTAATTCTTCCGCTTCATTTAATTCTCTACTACTGCGAGGGATACAGAATTTATAAGTATCTTCTCTATAATCTATATCATCCTGAGTAAGAGTAAAACTAGTTTGTCTTTTAGTTTCAAAGTAGATGTTATCAAAGTTAGTATCGTAAGTAAAGTCACCACCATATTCAACATTATCAAATGTTTTAGTTTGAGGGTACTTATCATTTACTATAAATCTAACATAAGATACTTTATCTTTACCTGTAAACATATCTAATTCATTACCTGAATTATACTTATATACAGCTAAATTCTTGTATATCATTAATTTATCTGTAAATTCAGCATACCAATCAGGTCTATAAGTATAGAATGAAGTAAAAGCTCCAACTTGTTCATTAAACACTAAAGTCTTATCTTCTAGAGTAAGAAGAACTTCATTGTATTTCTTATCATATACAGATATAGGATCATTTGTAATTATATCCTTATTATCGTGTAAATAAGATTGTACACCTTTTAATTTAGATACAGTACGTAATTGATTATCAAAACCACATATTTCATTTCTATCGGCATCATACCAATATACTGTACTATCTGATTGTGTTGCAGTTCTTAATTGATTCTCTTTAGAACCATTCTTAGTAGTAAAGTAATCAAACCTAGTTAATACACCTCCTGTACCTAACGTAAGTGCACCTGCATTATTATCTTGGATAAGAGAACGTTCATTTACAGCAAGTGTGCCAAAAGCGTCAGTTTGCCAGAACAACAAGTTATTCTTAAACAGCTTTAAGTTATTTATAGAACCAAATCTAGTATCAACGTCTAAGTAATTAGCAACCCTAAATTTAGTCCACGAATCGGTTACTTCTAAGTTAGTCTTAGGTTCCGAGTTCATTACTCTGGTGTCTGTATGTAAATTATCTATACTATATATTGATTTACTAACATAGTTTTTAGCTCTAGGTTGAGCAGAATAAGCATCATTATAAGCATATAATGGCGTATTCTGAACATATATAGAACCTACTTGTACAATATCATTCTCTACAAAATGGTTTGCATAGCCTGTACCAGATTCATAGGTTTTAGCTGTACCTACAGTATCAGTTCTCAATGAAAGATTAATAGAAGACTCTAATGGTATATAAGCACCATTATATGCTCTAATTCTTTCATTATCTGGTTGTTCGTAATTATCACTAGCATTGTGGTATGCAAACATACAATTAGCATAATCTAATACACCAACATATGTATCGCCACCGAATACATTTACTTTAGTGTTACTGTTGTCTTTTACACTAATATAAGATCCTGTACTAATGTATACAGAGTTTTGTCTTGTAGCATAGCTATTACCACCATAAGGTGTTACAGACTGTTTTAAATTAGCAATGAGGATTGTATTAGCACTTTCAGGTCCAGCAGCTAATTCTGGTACTTCACCAACCATAGTATTACGAGAAGTCATATCCGTACTCTGAAATATTGCACATACCCCATGAGGTCCAACTTTCCTAACGTTGTTATCATCATAATCACTAGCCTTAGATGTATCTCCGTATACCCAGTTATAGTATACCATGCTACCTACATTGGTAGCTTTAGTTCTCCATGCATCGTCATCTAAGTCAAATGGTTCTGTATTAGTAGCAATTGTAATGTCCTGAATTGATGCAGAATTATAACCACCTGTAGTAATTTTATTGTAATACTTAGCTAAAGTAGCATCATACCATGATTCTGCACCCATATAGATTGCATTGTTTGCAGTAGACTGTTTTATAGAATCGCCTATAGCCGTAACCGAAGTATAAGCCCAACCGCTATTCTTAGCCCAACTAGTACCAGTATTCGAGGTTATATTTTTTAAATCATGTTTTGAAGCTTTTGCACCAACCAATACTTTGACTTTATCACCATTGGGTACAACCTTATCATTCGCAGGAGTACCGTTACCCATAGATTCATCAGGAGATATTGAAGATCTTAGTCTATATATACCTTTAATCTCTGTAGCTCTACCTGTTACTTCAGATGCATTTGTTCTATTGACACATATTTCTGGAGATATAAATAAGAAATATTCATTAGCATTCTGACTACTAAAGTCAAAAGCATGTGCATATTTATTATTTTGTGACACCATACCGTGAGAAGTAGAATAAGTAAGATATGGAAAAGCAGTTAATTGATTTGTATTATCATAATTACAAACACAACTAACAGCTCCTTGCATCAATATTGTTCTATCTGAAATAGTTCTTTCACATCTTACAATCTCATAACCAGTAATCTTCTTACTTTGGATTAAATCACTTGGTATATTAACTGTGAATTGTACACCTAATGGGTGTGTAACTACTTCTAGACTATTAGTAGTACTACCACCAATATCTACTCGCATACCTGAAGTAAAGATATTATAACCAGGTGCACTAGCTTTAGGCATTCTTATATCTGCAATCCAGTGTGCAGAAGATGCTACATTTTCTTCATTGTAGAATACAATAGCAAAACGATATATTTCATCTCTCATATAACCCCTTGCCATTGATTCTACTTCACTATTACTATAGTTTAATACCTTAGCAGTAGCATCAGCAAAAGATAAAGACCCTGCATCTGACCAGGAACCATCTTCCTCAACGTTATATAAATCTAGAGTAGATGTAGAGCGTGCTTTAGAGTTTAATGAGAAAGAATCTTCAGCATAACCTGTCCTAGATGTAGGGGCATCACTTTCAATTAGATTTGTTTTTATAAACCTATATGAAATATTTTTACCTATACCGCCATATACATACTTACCTGTAGCATCTGGAGCATATAAATACTGACTAGTATCATCATAGTTTGCAGGACAAATACAGTCGTGATTAGTTGGTATATCTTTAGTACTTATTTCTGAAGTAGAGAATGTTATAGAATCTTGTCCAGATGTAGAAGTTAATAATATTTGACCATTCTTATTGCATCTATATGCTCTAGCATCAAATTCATCATCACTAATATCCCAAGTCTGTTCAGTGATATTAGCAGCAAATAACATGTTATCTTTAGATTCTATTACTTTGGGAGTAAATATATAAGTACTTAAACCATTGAATTCTTCCAGAGTAAGTTCATCAATAACTGAACCACCTTTATCTTCATAAACTAGAGTGTTATTCGAAATACTTATTTCATCTATCACTGTGATAACAGGTTCTGCAGTATTACTAGAGTAATATATAGAAATTATTCTGGCTCTACTAAAAGAGTTAGTATCCACAGTAGTCTGTAGCTTAATGGATCTATTAGTAGTTTCTTCTTTAGAACTACCATAGATATCTTGGCTATTGGTGTTTTCTAAACTCCTAGATACTGTAATAATTGGAGATAAAACAGATATAGACGTTTCAGATGTTCTGGGATTAAATAGTTGATAGCAATATTGATACTTACCGGCTTTTAATCCACCTGTACCCAAACCTTTAAAGAATAAAGGTGGTAATTGACTCTTTGGTGATATATTTAAAGAGTCTACATTAAGATTAGGATGAGTTGTGGCTACATTTAATACTCTAATCTGATGTACTCCATCACACCAATATATTTTAACTAAATCGTCAGATTCCCATTTACAAACACTACTAACGGCATAATGACCATCTATAATAGGAATATCCAATGCTACATTGGATGATACTGTAGTCACTATAGGTTCAGTTTCAGATGCACCAAAATCGTATCTATAGATATTGAAGTTACTACCTTTCTTAGTAAACACAATTGCCCAATCCCTAATTGTATTTGTATGGACTATTGTTTCACCATTCAATGTCAATGTAGGATTGAGCTTACGTACGCCTTCAATATTCTGCATTACTCCAGTAGAACTATTATCATTGGCAATAATACGTATATTTTCTGCCCACTGATATTGCCCTGAGTCTATAACTGAATAGTCTAGATCACAGTTCATTCCTTTCTGGAAAGTATTTGTTTGTCTTTGTGCATTCATTATCTATTAGCATTATAAATGTGTTGTATTGAACCAGTATGACTATAGAAGGAACTGTGATCATGATACTCTGGATAAATCTTATTCCATGTATGTTTAATAGACTCCATCTCATCTTCATTAGGAAGCATTGCTTCTGCATATGCCTGTTTACAGTAGTAGTTCCAGGAGTTTCTCATATTTGCATACATACGTTCGTTCCATTCTCCTCTTATATATTTCTGAAAAGCAATCTTCTGAGTAATATACCAATATATTGCTTCCAAGTAAGAGATATTATCTGGTACCATAGGATAGCCATCCTCATCAGTAATAATAGCACTGTAAGACAGCTTTAAATAACCACAAGGAACATTCGTCATAATGTAACCAGGTTTAATACTGTATTGTAAATCCCAGTTAGGATTAACGCTAGTATTACCTCTAATATAGTCAATATTAACAGTATGAGTATTTATAAGATTACGTAAGATAGTCTTCATATTCTCATTGGTATTTAGCATTTCTAATGCTTCTGTTTTATCTATATTACCGTATAAGTCTACTACTAAATCTACTAATACTTCATCTTTAACTAGCATTTCGGGTTTATCACAGCATTTCTTGCAGTCTTCACAACCCCAAGCAGCAAATGAACCTGTGGCTTTCCTCATAGGAAACCAAGGTCCATCACAATTAAAAGAGTATGCTACTTGATGTAATTTATGAAGATTACAAGGTAATTGAGCTTGGTGACAATCAATCTTTATAATTGGTGCACCATTCACACCAGATACAACTCGCTCAAATTGCTGTACTGCACCAATTTTTTCCATAGCTTCTCCTACCCACTCTCGCATATCTGATATTAAAATATCATCTTCTTGCAATCTCAGGTCTGCTATTACTTTAGCTATTGCAGTTTTAACTGATGTTAATTTTGTTATCATAACTCTAAATAATCTCTTTCTTTATTCTTAATAATCTGAGCTAATCTTCTTTTATTGTCTCTTGTCATTATTAATTGATACATTGTCTTATTGTGATTAAGCATATTATGTTTATTCCAATAGTATCTGTATTTATAAAAGTTAGAATGCTCATTCAAATGATAAACTATTTTACCTACTTTCTTTGTTTCTGCATAATCTATCCTGAGACTCCTACCACTATATTCTTTTGGTTTATGTTTTACTATACTTAAGGTACCTAGTCTACATGGCAATTTTATCTCTTTACCATTCTCTATTAATTCATCTCTTAAGTATTTAAAATAATCATTGATTATATCTCTAAACACTCTATATTCTACTTGATATAATGGGTTATCACCAACATAATCAATATAAGATTTGTAGAAGTCTTTGCCAGTATAAGATTTAGTTTCTTGCATTTAGTTCATTATTAACGTCGTTAGTACTATTATTCGTGGTGTCAGTAGGTACTGATAACATAAAATTTAACTCTTTACTAAAGATTAAATTCTTTAATGTAGGTATTTTGTCAGCAGGCATTGGATAAGCTGAATCGTAATCATAACAGTCTCCAGCTTTTGTAGGATCTTCTAATATACCATCTATTTCTACATATTCTAAAAAACCAGGACCACTTAGGTATAAGTGATTATTCTTTAAGTAAGCAATATAATCATTACATGTATATTTTCTACTAGTCTGGTATTTAGCTTTCGTTTCTGTCCCAACCTGTATTAAGTTACCATGCATATCTTTCACAGCAACTAAACCAGAACCAAAGTGTAAATCTATAAACTTAGGTAGTTCATCATCAGAGATATAGTTGAAGCCATTAGGTACTCCACATCTACTTACTTTAGATATGTGTAAAGGTCCAATAGTTTGTACATACTCTGGATTTATATCTCTACCCTTATCTAGATCCTGTTTAATTAAATATGCTCTATATTGATGTATCCACTGCTCTATTTGTATGCGGGATAGCTTTTCACTTTCGCTAACATCGTTATCCCTCACAGTAAGTATGATATCATCAATTATTGTATTTAATGAATTAAATGTCATAATTAATTATTTTAAATAGTTTCTACATATAATCCAACAAGAGCTGACAAATCGTGTGTAAGAGGTTGTTCACTATTTCTTGTACATTTATATTTTATACCATTTTGGATATAGTATTTATCTTTGAATATTTCCATAGGTGGAATGTAAACAATAGGATCATCTATAGTACCTTTGTGTTCTTCATCTACTACTTTCCACAAGCTTGCAGTAGCCATAGAAGGTTTCCAATTGTCTTGAGTAGTATGTTCTTTTATACACTCCCAAAGAATATTATCAGATAAATATCTTTCTCCTACTTTAACAGTGATACCTGCAACCCATTCTGGATAATGATCTTTAACTTGTAATGCTTCACCTGGAGTAAGATCATATGTATTGATTTCTTTAGTAATCTCTTCATTAAGAACATTCAAAGCTAATATACGACTGAAGTCTCTGTTGATTACAGGCTCTTCTTCTGTACTAGTCCACTCTTCACTATTTAACAATTCAATAAAAGTTGGATCACTAAATGAATATCTTGGAAATGATTCATCTTCAAAAGGTACTAACGTTTCTTCATGTAAGATAACTTTACTCTGATCTATACTTGTTCTCATTTCGGGCAGTATTTCAATACCATGTGATTTTGCCCATAATAAATCTACTATTGCGTATTTCATATTATTTTGCTTTTAAAGTTTGTAAATAGTTATATGCTTTGATACAATCTTCCCTGGAGAGGACTGTAGGATAAATCGCTAAGTTTTTGAAAGCAATTTTAGTATATGCGTTACCTGAATATCCTATAGTTAAGAAATTTTTACTGGTAGATTCCGTTTCTTCATTATAAATAGATTCTTTCCAGTCTTTTGAATAAATCCTGCCATCAGAACAAATTGCATTAACGGTATTTTGATCGGGAATCAAAATATTTCTACCATTTTTTATATTGAGCATTGAATTATAATTATAATTATAAATGACTATACTATCAAATTTTACAATACCAGCATTGTCATTTTTCCCTGTATTTATAAGCTCCCAATCTCCTATTACAGTCCAATCATTACCCATTTTAAATATAGACGAGATTATCTTATCATCCACCCCATCCGTAACCAGATAGCCAGCATATTCACCTTCTTCATTGTAGCCACTCCCTTCTGCAAACCCAAAATTGGACAGCACAAGATTATTACCATTGCCTGTAATGTTGGCAATAGTAGCACGATCTTCGTCCTCGTTGGTTTTGCCTACCACTGTCCATGCCTGGTCGGGAAAGAGCCAGGGATAGGTTTTGACGAAGTAGTCTTTGATCTTGGTCAGTTCTTCTTCGGTGGCATCGTGGTCGAGAAATACAAGTTCCCAGATAGCAAATCTACCACACTGTTGGCCTCCAGACAATCCACATCCTACACATAATGGTTTTCCATGATTTTTGTCACCTTTTAAAATACCAACATTATTATATTGTTTTGATGTTTGCCATGTAAATGGTGATTTTGCAAAATCTATGATACCTCCAGCACCTAAATTCCAATAACCCTTATTTGAGGATTCTATTTTTTCAAATGCTACACCTTCTCCCGTGGAATAATTCCTAGTTGACAACAGTCCTCCTGTCAAAGTTGTATTCAAGAAATCTTGATCCCACTGTCTCAACACCACAACAGTATAACCTTTTTCCTTAGTCAAAATAGGGAAGTTATCACAGACACCATAATCGTCTACTCCGTCAAAGACAAGTGCACCGGGGTAGAGGGGAAGTTGTTCGATGGTAATGTCTATATCATTAGTATTATTACCAGAAAGAAAATAAATTACATAGTAATCTTGTAATACATCATCAAATGATATTTGAATGACACCATCGGTATCAAAAGAAAATGTTTTAATTGCTTTTGATGTTATAGGATCTGTAGCACTTATGCGTAAAGCTTTTACAGATTTTTTATTTACTGCTTCAGTTAATCCATTTACATTTAAAATATTTTTATATACATTTTCTGCATTATAAACATTCTTTGATTTCGCTTGAACAACTGTACTTGCTGTAATAAATTGCAATTTGTGATCTGTATGACTATTTACCCAATAGCTGTTTATAGCCCAATCAGCAGAACTATTCCAATTATCTACATATCCACCTACCCCGCTCATTCCACCCCAAATGAAGTTCTTCATTTGCAAGTCATGCCCATTACCTGTCTTATCTACCCATACAGGATTAGCAGCCATCTGCTCATTAGTAAGACCGGAAGCTGAATATCTTGCAATCATACCAGGAATAGATGGGAAATCATCATCGCCTTCTGAAGTAGGGGTATAAAGACCATATTTACGTTGAGCTTGTTCTTCCATTAATTTCCTGTATTGCTCATACCAAGACTTATAATCTAATACAGGACCTGCAACACTTATAAGCTTATCTGTATCTTCTACATGTGTTTCATAATGTTTCTTCATACTTATAAGTTATTTATTGTTATTGTTATTTGTTCTTTATTATCCATCGCCTTCTGAAGTAGGGGTATAAGCTTATTATAAGCTACAGTAGAATTAGATATCCAATCTTCTTTCATCCCATCCCAAGTACCTACCAGTATACATCCACTGGAATCTTTGGCGCTAGAATTGCCCGTATGGATACGTATACCTAAGAAGTGAGGTACATTAAGTATCTCAGGCATAATACGCTTAAAACGGCTAGAATAGCTTAATTTCACCTCATACGTACCAGCAGGTACAGCTGTGTCCCCATACACCTTTTCCTTGCATTTACATGTAATTCTTTTAGGTGTATTAGGACATACTTCAGGTAATGGTCTTACTGGATCTTCAAGTGTATCCGATATATACGCGCCATCTACATATAACTCCCCAATAGTATATTCATTAGTACGAAATATTCTATCTAATCTGAGTTCCATTAGATTATACTTTTAGTTACACTTGTTTTAAGTTTAGATCTAAACTCTAAGAAATTCTCATATCTAGTTTTACAGATTTCATCTTTGTTGAGACCCAATTTATATGCAAAGTAATCATTAACCATTTTCAATTGCTGATTCACATCCCAATTATTAAGTAATACATCACGAATAATTGAATCATCATTGATGTTGGATTCATTGATAATTACTTGTTCACATTCATAATATGTTTCATCGTCCTTCTTTACTTCTTCAATATTATAATTAAAAGCGTAAGAATTATCATCTAACTTTTGAATCATTTCAGGACGTTCACTATAACAAGAATTCATATGCATTATATCTTTTATGAAATATTATAATTATATAAGTATTTATAATATCCCTTATTAATAAACTTAATAATAATTTACTTTTAGATGTAACACTAATTAGTTTGTTAGTAATTACATATAATTTAAAATATTTATTATAGATTTTATAACCTATAAACTTTAATCTCCTATTTAAGACATTTGATATAATATCTTTCTTAGGTACAAATATTTCAGGCGTTGTTAGATTATATTTCTTACAAACCCTTAATACTAACTTTTTACAAAAATTGATAGAATTACAAAACTTCAACCAACCAAAGTAAGAACATACTTTACGTCTAGCGTAGGATTTACTATATGTCTTATTGTATAACCTAGATAAACACTTACACATATTATGTTTGATGTTTTTCCTAAGTAATGTATGAGTATGATAGAATTTATATCCTACAAAGTCTAATCCTCTTGAAGCTAAGGGAAATACTTGATAATTACTCTTTACCGTTAGTTTTAAATTGATATTTAAATATTCGATTATAACTTTGATTAAAGTATGTAAACTCTCTTTATCTTTACTAAAGATTACTATATCATCAGTATATCTGAAATAGTATTTTATCTTCTTACATTCTTTAATCCAATGATCAAAGTAAGCTAGATATAGATTAGCAAAGTACTGTGATAAGTAATTACCAATAGGTACTCCTGGTGCTGAATCAATTATTTCATCTAATAATTTTAATACTTTAGTATCTTTTATTTTTCTTCTTACTATAGACTTAAGAATCTCATGATCTATAGAAGGATAGAATTTCTTAATATCTAATTTTAAACAATATTGAGTATTAACTGTATCTTTCCTTAATACTCTCTTTATATCTTGTGCTGCTTTATGAATACCTTTATTCTTTCTACAAGCATAAGTATGTGCAATAAATACCTTCTCCCATATAGGTTCTAAATAGTTCATTAATGTATGATGAGCTATACGATCTGGAAAGTATGGTAATCTATATATTAATCTTTCTTTTGGTTCATGAATTGTGAATAAACTATATTCTGAAGTTTTGTAAGTTAAATTTGTTAAGGCATCCTGTAGCTTATGAAGATTACGTTCACGATTTCTATTATGATGTTTAACACCATATGAATGTAATTTCCCTTTACGAGCTTTCTCATCTGCATACAAGATGTTGTTATAATTTATGATACCTTCAAATATATTAGAAACTCTTTTCATTAAAATTGTGATAAGAGGAGCGTTCGCCGAAACTACTAACACCGCTGATTTTATTATTTGTTTTTTGGCAAGAGCCAAGGTCATGTCAAAACAAAAAGAAATTTTAAGTGAGCTGTAATTAGCATTCGTATTACCGACCGTAGAATTCGAATTACAACAACCGAGACCGGCATTAGTGCTGTTATTAGCATTACTGCTGTTTTTTACTTGACATCAACCTATAAATATTTACGGTCTATATACTAGACGCGAGCCGTAATTAGCACTCGCAGAACCGACCGTAACAAGCGAACTACAAGAACCGAGACCGGCACCAGCGCCGTTAATAGCACCACCGCCGTAGAACAAAGTTCTTAAAGAAGAACTAGCTATATTGGTTTCAAAGTTATCGCATCTACCTGTAGTAGAACTGGCTCCTGTTGCTTCTGATGGGATGAATGTACCCAAGTAAGTATTAGAGATAGCACCACCTTTTCTAGGTAATTGTCCTAATTCACTAAAACCTTCAGTAACAGTGTCACCATAATCAGCTTCGGTTTTTGCTAAGTATATAGTACTAGTACCACCATCTGCATCAGTTTTAATATCAAAAATAACACCGTCAACATTCTTCCAAATGTGTCCGAATGGATTTTCTATACCTCTATATCTAGGTACTTTTACTTTTACTACATTATCTGGTTTGAAAGTAGAAGGCAAAGTATATTCAACTTCACCGGTTTTATTTCCAAGAGCATCACTAGTACCACAAGGAATAATTGGATAATAACCATTAAAAGTATTCCAATCACTACCAGTAACGTTTGTAACACCACTACCTAAACCACCTTGTTTAAAACCATCGTTAGATAAATTTTCATTAAAGGCTAACTGAGAATTCCAATTTGCATATTCAATAGAATACAGTAACCAAATAGTATTTGTTGCAAAGAAATCCAACATATTCCATTTAGTACCAGTAGCTCTATTTCTAGCATATTTTCTAAAGTTAGCTCTACTAGTAGTAGTTACAGGCATACCTAATTGAGTATTCTCTGCTTCATCTTTAGTAGCATCATTATTACCACCTCTAAAATTAGCAGTAGTATTTACTACAGAAGCAAGTTTTAAAGTACTAGTGTTAGTTCTATCTATAGTAGCTTCATAAGCAGATACATATTGCTTTTTAACCAGAGTATAACCATCTAATGCATATTCTGAAATACTCATACTATCTATACCATTCTTACTTTGGCATTTTACATAGAATTCAGGTATTTCAATCATTACCATACCATCACTACCATCTTTCTTAATAGGTGTACCATCTTCATTAGCAGACCAGTCATCTTTGAAATAATGATTTACTGTACCATCATCTGCTAAGGTACATCCTCTCATCTTATTCTGGATTGGTAAAGTACGATGTAAATCTAAATTACCAATTCTAGCTAAAGTTGCATTCAATGAACCTGTTTGCCAAGATACACCATAAGAATAAAAACTTTCAGCATTAGGTATATCATTAATTTCAATGTTAGTAGAATCTATTTCTACATAAGCTTTACCATCTTGTACTTTAACAGCCTTCTTAGTATCAGTAGATACAAAACCTGTTTTGATACCACCCAAAGTAGAATCAGAAGCAGTAGGCAATGTGTAGTTATTTGCATTAGCTGCAATACCAGCTAACTTGTTCTTTTCCGCAGTAGTATAATCATTAGTAGAAAGACCTTTACCAGATACTTTATCTACTTTGTTTTTAATGTCTGTTTGAAGCTGTTTTACATCTTCTTGCAATTCAGTAATATCGCCAGTGGCTTTACTGTTTACGTAAACCCAATCTTTACCATTAAAGTATTTCAGATCACCACCATTCGGGTTAGATGCTAAATCAGCCCAATACTTAACAGATGCAGGATTAGGTTTAATCGTACTTCCTAATATATCGTATTTATTATTGTATGTACTCATATAATATTAAAATAAAAAAGGTTGACTAAATAGCCAACCTTTGTGTTTTAGATTTCAATTTGTTTCTCCTCAGATGAGGGAGTTTCTATTTTAACCTCTGGACGAACAGTAGTTACATTTTGTAAAAGTTGCTTAAGCTCTTTCACTTCAGCTTTTAATTCATCAAGTTCTTTGAAATCTTTTGTCACATTGGTTGTTATGTCCGGAGTTGTATTAAGTAATTTTAAGATGTCTTCACATCTCCTCATCTCTTCATCGTATTTTAATACGCTTTCCTTTTTAACTTTACAGTCATTATAGGATTGCTTAACCATATCTACAATTTGAGTTTTATCTGTAGCTATAGTAAGTCCGATGGTAGAATCGGTCATCATTGTTTTATCTTCAGATACTGACAGTTTCTTCTGCTCACCGTCACAAGAGATAACTAAATCTACAAGCTTACGCCTATTTTGCATAGGCATTGGGAATTGACCTGGTGGCAATGGTTCATCGTAGGGTTTTGATACACTTACTACTTTACCTAAACTGTATGTAGTACTCTTTTTAAAAGTACCTGTAATCTCGAGTACGTGTATATTTGTACCCGGCGTTAACTGTGAGAATGTCATATCTTTAAGTTTAAAAAGATATGGGCAGGTATTACTCGCTGCCCATATACTTAGTTAATATATATTAGGCAGCTGGAGCTGCAGCCACAGTGTAATGATTCATAACCTGAATAACATTATCGCATTTATTGTAATAAACCCAATATCTGTTACCAGCAGAGATTTCAGAACCAACTAATGGTGTGCTATCTCCTTTTACTACAGGTATAATGATTTATTTTTTAATTGATTTAAATTACTTGATTGTTTGATAATTAGAAATATCTAATAGATGTGTTTCTAGCGTCTCTACTCTGAGTTTTGCTATGCATATCTTTTTCACGTGCTTCACGTTCCATTTTCATACGTCGCATTTCCATATCAGAGTAATCATCATATTCATATCCACGAGAACGTAGTTCATAAGGACGATCGTGTTTATGATAATATTTATCATAGTCCAAATATTCTGGTTCTCTATAACGATTCAAAGAATAATTACCTTTACGATATTCGTGTTCATAAGCTTTATAATCATTCTCTTCGTCATCACACATGATATAAACGTAATAATGCCACATCTTACCTTCTGAAATGTCTTTGTCACAAATCCAAGCTTTGGTAAGTTCTGCAAAATGTTTTGTGTTATTGCTGCCAGTCATTGCTACAACAGCTTTATAAAAATCTGAATAGATCATATTCATAGCAACATACCAATCCCATTTGTTATGTTTCTCTGATCTTAAGTTTATGCCCATTTGATTGGCAACGGACGTTGTCTCTTCAACCGTCCAATGAGGGCCTTTAGTGCCATCCTCATTTTCCATGCCTTCTACTGCGTATCTGGCATGTTCCTCATCAAAGTGAGGACCATTTATAGCTTCATATACATTAGCACAGAGTTCTGATTTAAGTATCTGGAAGCCCTTCTCTAATAAACTACCTTCGTGCTTTTCTAAAGCTTTACCAAGCTTATCAATAGCCTCAGTAGGAGAAGGATGGTGTTTGATTTGATCTAGAATTTTATTTAAATGCATAGTTTCAATTTGTTTATTGATTAATACTAAATTGAAATGTTTTGCAATTATTTTGAAATAGTTATAACCCTTGTTTCAATTGTCTTGATTAAAGGGTTTGTGTTAATTATCTGATAGTCTCTTATTAAATCTTTTTTAAAATTTAGTGTGAACAAACGTCTAAAGAAACCTTTTTTACGCCATACTTTACGTTCACTTATATATAAATCTTGACGATTTCTAATGTCTAGTATATGTGTTAATATACTATCCTTTCTCTCTATTTTGATTGTAGTCAATTGATTTGGTTTTAGTTCTACTAAAAAGTCAGGATTAGGATCCTTTATTTTATGTAGTATAGTATCTTTAATTACTGTTTCAGTAGAAGATACTGTATTTAGCTCTTTGTCTTTTAATTTAAGCTCTTTAGCTTGTTTCCTTACTACTTGTACTAAACTGTCATTAGATTCTTTAAAATCGTCTATAGTAAGCATTAAGACTTTATTATTATCCTCAGCGTTGCTGAGTTTACCTTCATAATAATGTAAAGCATGTTTAGTTTCTGCTAATCTATTATCTAAGTAATCTACTTTATTACTAAGCCTATAATTATTTAAACCTAAGAAGACAGTAAGTGCAACAAAACCTATTTTAATATATCTCAACACATTCACTATTTTATTTTTTTAACCAGTTGCTTAACTTTTGGTAAGTCTTCCTTATCTATGGTTATATCAAGATACTTTTCACCTTTACTCTTTATTACTTTACTTAGGATTCTCCAAGGACCATCTGGGTATAATGTATTTAAGTTTTCAACTATAGACCATAACTCAACTCCAGCAATAAGCCCTGCAAAAAGCTCTGATAAGTGAGCATTGAATGATATTAATATATCAGCATCAACTCGTGATGCAAACCATACAATAGCACAAGACCAACCAAATTTCCGTAATGTTTTCCAAAAACGTCTAGATTCACATTTCCTGTTCTTTTTGATTGATACTTTACAACCAAGTATAGCATCAGTAACAATAAGTAATCCTAGTAATAGTAATACAAAAATGATAGGTGTAAAAGTGCCCATCAACCAATTTAGTAGGCTGACACCAACACAAGCAATAAACTTTGTTATACCTTCACCGGTTAAATCTTTAAAATAGTTCATTGTAGAAACACCTTGGCTTACTAAAAAATAATTATGTAATTTATCTAACATGATGTAAGATTTGAGATATATTGAAATAGAAAACGCTAACTAAATTATGAAAATCTAGCTAGCGTTGTGTTATCTTTTGATAGTACGTTTAAAACGTTAAATACCTATAAAAGTTGCTTAGGATAATAATCACTATTACATACCTAATAGCGGTTATTTTCTTATTGATTAGATAAATCAAAGATTGGTAAAAAATATAACGTATCTTCTTGAGAGGTCGTATAATGAACCATAGCCTGTAAGATCCCTTCTGAAGTATTTGCATTTACCAAATCTATTGATTCTATCCACCAAAACTCTTCATTATTTACTCTAGTAGAGGTCCAAAATGGGGAATATCCTTTACGACCAACTTCCACTATAGCCGTATTAAGATCGTTTCCAAATCTCTGTAATATTGCTGCTTCTCCAAAACTAAGTACATGTGGAAATAGATCTTCATTATTGGGTGTTGTTAGTTTTAAATTTATAGCAATTTCCTGAAAACTCGGACTATTTGCAAATGCATACGTACAATTTTGAAATCCATTTAAATCTTTTAATGCATCGGTATCAGAGGAAGCTATAGGCATATCTGTTCCAAAATCATATAATCTTAAGTTATACTGATCCATATTTTTATAATCTAATAATAATTTCTTATCACCATAGATAATAGCAATTCCCAAATTATCTGGTTTATTAGCATTTTTCCATTGATCTACAGTAACAAAACTCCAGTCATTTAGCATTATATATACCCCATCTGTAACTTCTACTTGCTCTTTAGACCATACTTTAGTACTACCTAAGTACATAGCTTTTACTTCGGTAGTACCTATATATGCATTCTTAATATCTTTATTAGTCATAGTTAACCGGTTATTATATAAAGTGTAGTATTTTTCTTCTCAGTAAGTTTATCGTAGGCAGCTTGAGATAATGATGCTATTTCAGATACTCCGTTACCACTTATAGTATTTATCTTCCTATATTGACCGTTGTCGGAGAGGTATTTTGTACCGGAGCCAGTATTTTGTAAACTTTGTCGATTAGATACCGAAGTATAGGTCTTGTTACTCTTATTAATAATTACGGTTGTTACCATTAATCCTATAGAGTGATCACCGGAGTCTACTGTTAAAAAATTTGTTATAATACTATATATTTCAGTAGAATTACTAATTGTTATCGGGCTAAATCCATCAGGATCCGTTTCAATTCTTGCTGTTGTTATTCCTTTGTTTACTGCATCAACTATCTTTTGATAGTTTTCATCTGATAATGTACCACTTTCACTTGGAAATAAAGTTGTTAAGTCAAGATACTGATTGCTAGCTATAATCTCTGACCATTGCTTATTTTTCCTACCATATGTTTTACCATCTGAAGGCGCATCAGGAAATTCTTCTACACCGTAATTGGGTAGTTTTACCCACTCTCCATCTTTCTTTATTTTTATTGTACCCATATTATACTAAAGTTACATAGTTATCTACTAAACTTGACAAATCATGTGAAAGTGGCATTTCACTATTCCTAATACATAAATACACTTTACTGTTCTGTGTATAGTATTTATCCTTAAATAATTCCATAGGTGGTATATAAGGTATTGGATCTTCTAATGTACCAGCATGATCTTTATCAACCACTTTATATAAAGATGCTGTATCTACTCCAGGAATCCAATTTTCTTGTAAAGTATGATCCTGTATTACTTCATATAGTACATCTGAATTGTTTGTTACTACTCTAAATCTAAAACCCTTAGTAACAGAAGTACCATAAGAAGCATCTCCTTTTCCCCATACAGGATAAAGTGTTTTCATTTCTAAAGCTTTATCCGCAGTAAGTGAAGAAGCGTTAATTATAGTTCTAATAAAATTAATAGCTTGTGCTTGTTCATTATCAAACTGTCCCGTATCAACTATTTTCTTTATTTCATCATAAGATGGATAATGATTAAATACATGTTCATTGTATTTATAATGAATAATATCATCTTCAGTTTCCTTATCCTTATCTACTTGAACGTCCCATCTTACTGCCCATTCATTTAAACCTAAGTATTCAACAGAAATAGGGATGCTATTACTATGTGCAATTCTTGTCATAGCCTAATAATAAAATTTTAAGTTCTTTTATACTATAGTTTATTATAGGTTTATCCATTAAACCCAGGCTCTAACGCCAAAAATTCATCTTTTGTTTTAACTACGATCTTACCATAAAAACCTAACCGCGAACCGATATCCGAACGCACATACGAAGAATCAGAAGCAGCATCCGAAAAGAAGACCCCGCATTGAGACTCAAGGTCCGAACTACCCGACCGCATAAAAACTCTGTTACCTGTATTATGATAGTAATAGTCTGCATAATATGTAGTATCTGATCCTCCTGTAGTGTTGCTTGGCATAATATCAGCGTATTCTCCGTGAGCAATGCCAACAATCCAACCATTAGAAGAGGAAGCAGTAGTATTAGATTCAGTAGGGCCAACAATTTGTCTTACGTTTGTATATCCTGCAGATGTTAAACCTGAAATATCGGTATTTACTTTAAGACCTCCATCGTACACTATCCATTGTCTAGCAATAATATTAATCCCTTGTACGAATTCAAATTTACCATAGTAACAATCCTCAAGACCTAAGAAATTACTACTATCATTAAACGTTCCATCCCTATCACCTAACGATATTGTGTTACCTGCCACACTACCCCAAGAACGTGTACCACCAGAACAGGGTATACTACTATTATCTGCACTTATATTAGTATTACCATATTTAGCACAGAATAAATTAGCAATAGTTTTATGGGCTCTGTAATCAATCAATCCCCAGTTACTCCCATTAGCTTGTGCTTGATTGAAAAAAGTTTCTATAGTTTGCTCTCCTGTACTAACAGTTGATTTCCTACTGGTTAATTTGCCATCAGTATTATATGCTTCAAATACACCAATTAAACATTCTCTCTCCTCTTTATAATTCTCATTAATCTTTTTTTCAGATATATATAATTTATATTTGTTTACTGCTGCGCCAGAGTTATCCATTCTATAATAATACTTAGGGAAATGAACCATATAATATACATAATGGTAAGCCCCAGTAGGGTTAACAGCAGAACCATCTTCCCATTTATTACTATCTGTTGAACCAAGATAAGCAATAGCAGCAGAACCATCATTCTGAGGTAATGCTAAACATCTTTTAAATTTACTAGTAAGACTAGTAATAACATCTAAATTACCACCTCTTTCTAGTGTAGTAGTACTTGCGGATTTATTGAATTGAACCCACATAGCATAAGTTTCTTCTGCTAGAATCTTATAAGCCAGATTAACAGTTATATCTGAATACTCAGTTCCAGTATTTCCAGTCTGAATCTGTGGAGTATCATAGTTAGTTACTTCACTACCTTGGAAACAATACTCATAATTTTTAGGTAAAATAAAATCATGTGTACCTAAACTAAGTGGATGTGTCCACATTGCAGGAGTTAAACCTACTACAGGAGTAATTGTACCTTCATCTGCTGTAATGTTTAAAGTCACTTTAGTACCATAGTAAACATACGAAACATTCTGTGTAATACCTGTTGCTGTATGTGTCTCCTTCTCTGGAATATCGTATTTCCTATAAGTGGTATCTGTATTCACTATTACTTCCCAACCAGCAACAGTAAATTGTTTACCAGTTGGTACATTAAAAGTATAAGTTAAATTTCCTGATAATGATTTAGTTACTGCACCTGATATTGAAATACTAGCATTATCTACAAATAATGTAGGATTATTACTAGTAACAGTAAGTGTAACTATTGTAGTATTATAAGTTAAAGTTACATTTCTAGTATTACCTGCTGTAGCTGTAAACGATTGTACTTCTGGAGTAGAATAGTCTGTAATATCACTGCATGTGATAGTATAATTAGAATTCACAGGAACAGTAATACTAAGTTCAGTTCCTTCCCATGTCAATTGCTTAGAAGCATTTTCATATGCCACAGTAATAGTGACACCATTAATATTAGAATCTGATGGTTGATTACTTGCAACAGTTATTTTAACAGTTTCATCTTTAGGTGCTGCTTCTACTTCTACCCATGTTCCATTCTGTCTAGCATACTGTTTACCATCTTTAGGTGCTTCTGTAACTACTAATTCATCAAAAGTGTTATCTGATAAATCAATCCATACTTCTTGTTCACCATCAGGCTGTGTACCTTCACTTACATATACTTCATCGGATATATCAGATTTTAAAGCATATTCACTGCCCTGTTTACCATCAAGTAAATCAGCATCTAAACCACTACCAACTCCATCTACTGTTTTTACTTTGGATAATACATCTGTAGCAGTATATGCAGAAGAATCTAATTTTGTATTAACCTGAGTAGTAGTAGCATAACCCTTTGCATTTAATTCAGTTTCGGTTACATATTCTTCAGGTACTGAAGTAAGATAATTGCCTTTTGGTTGATAAGTACTAGCTGCATCAGTCTTAGTCAAATACCCATTAAGGTCTACTGTTTCACTTAACTTATCCCAATCTGGAGTAGATGAAGTAGCTACATAATTAGCTCCTGTATCCTCAAGATTATATACATCACCTATTGTTACATTATCTTTAGGTAAAGCTTCATAATTAGCTACAGAACCTTTTACCTTGTATACTGAACCTATAGCAGTATTAATCTTTTGATCTATTTCTTCTGATGTTGGTAATCCAGTAAGTTTATTAAATCCTTCAGCAGTGATTAAACCTGCAGCAGAAGTTGTAGCTGCTGGTATCTGTATTACTTTAGATTGAGTATTGCCGTTAGAACCTGTTGATTCATTCTTAAAGGAATATGTAATACGACCAAATTCAGCTGTGGGAACCATGTTATCGGCCATATTTACAACATAACCGTTAAGTCTTGCTAATTTACTTTTTTCAGCTGAAGTAAAATCAGCAGAGCTTAATCCTTTTCCTTCCTCCTTGTCTACTTTGGTATCTAACTTATTGTCTACATAAGTCTTATCAGCTTTACCAGAGATCTGTTCAGTAACATCTACTGCTGCTACAGTATCATCAACGTACTTCTTAGTGGCAGGATGATAATCTGCAGTAGGGGTATATGTACTAGCATTACTTTTAGATATATATCTACTATCATGATTATGACTAGTAATATCCCCAGTAAGTACAGCTTCTACATTCTGTTTAGTTACAGAAGCATCACTACCTGGGTCTCCTTTCTCTCCTTTTTCACCAGGATCACCTTTTGGACCTTGTGGTCCTCGTTCTCCCTGATCTCCTTTTTCACCTTTGGGACCAATAGGTCCTTGAATACCTGGCTCGCCTTGTTCACCTTGAATACCCTGCAAACCTCTTTCTCCTTGTAATCCTTGAGGTCCTCTTTCACCAGTAGCCCCTTTTTCTCCTGTATCACCCTTATCTCCTTTAGGCCCAGTTTCACCTTTCTCACCTTTCAAAGAGATTAACCATTCAGCTTCTGTACCTTCAAAACCATGCTGTACTGCTACTTGATATGCTGATAAACCTTGAATACCTTGTGCATCAGATAAGTCTGATATGAATTTCCATTCAGTATCTCCTTTTAGATACAATCGAGAATCTTCTTCATTTTCAACATCACCTGTATCAATCATTACAAATTGTCCTGTCTTTACTTCAGGATTATTGTAATCATCTTCCATAGCTTGGATTGAAGGGTATGTCTTTACAATAGTAAATGCGTCACCAACTGCATTGATACCACTATCCTGATAAGTATCATTTACATAGTCATAGATATACCAATTACCATTTTCACCAATAATTGGACTTTTACCAGAAGCAGGTATACCTGTGTCACGATTATCTATCCACCAGTTACCATTAGAATCAATGAAAGGAGCAACAGCATCTTCACTAGTAGCATCTGTTAGTTTAACCCAAGACTTAATATCAGGATTATATACTTTAATTACTTTTCCTTTTGAATTTGCTCCCAAGTCTATCCAGTACCCAACTTCATTAGAATTGGGTACCATATAGCTTGCAAAGAATTCATAATATACATTATTCTTTATCATTACTGTATTGTTTATAGATTAAAGGTTCAGTTAGATACATACTGGTGAAAGGATAATCTTCTTTCTTTTGTCTAAGATCATTAATAAGATCTCTAAGAACTTGTCTTCTTTCTGCAACTTCCGTATAATTATATTGTGAAGAAGGTTCTTGTCCTAGTACCATTGCTTCTGCAGCCTTAGTCATTATATAATCAGAAGAAGCTAATTCTTCTTCTGCTTCTTTTAACGCTTCTTCTAGTTCCGCAGTAATGTAATATGTACACAATAATTCACCATTTTTGTAGAAATATCTCTTCATTAGATATTTTATAGCCTCATCGTGCGGATCTTCAACATCTACTACATCATAATAATTAAGATCTAGATTATTTATTAAAACATCTATTTGATCAGTCATGTCTAAACCATTAAATTCATCACTGTTTAGTACATAACCATCACTCTTTCTTACTATTATCGTCATAACTTAAATATTAAATTGTTCTTGCATAATAAGTATCTGAAGCTGTAATTAAAAATCTTCTTGCCATAGCTTTATTCAATTTATAACTACTTATGTTTTTACCAGATTCATCAAACAGCGACATACCAGAACTAGGGAAAATATTATATGAAGTACCCCAGTTAGAAGCATATAATAACACTTCTATATTAAAATAATCGTTGCTCTTTAAACCTAGATGTTTAGCTAATAATGATCTGGATGGTAAATACACCGTACTATAACTAGTACTATAAATTTCAAATCTCCAACCATATCCTCCCCCACCGGAGCTGTTAGCCGGCCAAACTAATTGAATACTATTGCTAGAAGCGCTGGGATTTAATTGTGCTTTACATGTATCATATACGCCATGTCTACTCCAAATAAAACCACTTGTGACAGCTAAACCGACAGCCCAACCTTGTGAGTTATTAGCACTGATAGTAGATCCTAAAATATAATCACCATAAATGTTATTAGTATAACTTATAGACATTGGAAGATTTTTACCATACGTTGCTGGAGCAGAATTAATACCAAAACCGGCGTTAACTCCATCCCCACTACAATAATATCCGGAGTTACTTAATGACCATCCATCTCCTCTTAAACCATTACTAATTTGAACTCCACCAATATCACCACTACTCGCTGATATTGTACCAGTAATATTAGCTTTAGTAGAAACCATACTTCCATCTTTTTTTATCCTAAAAGGTGCACTACCAGGACTAGATGCTGCATTACTACCAGCTGCTAAATGCACATCGCTTAATGGTGAAGTTCTACCATCTAAACGCATAGTATTAGATTGAGCATAAATATACTCATCTGCAAATTCCCAACCTGCAATAGTTGCGGTTTCTGCTAATAATAACCCTGTAGCTATTGATTCAAAAGATGCTCCAAATCTTGTCCAATACCTACCAGAAGTACCATCCACTGTAGTGTAACTATTTGATGGCTTATTACTGTTAGTAGCTACTGGTGCACTACCTCTATAATACTTATTCCACATGTAGTAATAGCTACCATCTTTAACAACATCTCTAACATTACCTGCATTGCCATCAGTCCATCCATAGGTTTTTCCAGATGCCCATTCACCTCTGTAATTTAATCCTGGTCCATCCAAACCATCAGAACCCGGAGATCCAGGAGATCCTGGAGAACCAGCAGGGCCTCTATCTCCTTGTTCACCATCTTTTCCACTTATCTTTACTGGAGTTGTCCATCTATAACCTGTAGTTTCATCTACTACTACAACTCCACCATTATTTGGATCTATGTTACCATGACTTTCCCATGTAGCGTAACTAGTAGAATATGTAGGATCAGGATACCAAGTATACCCGTTACTGGAAGTACCTGAAGAAGATGGTCTAGTAGATAATAACGGTCTGTTTGGGGTACTATTAGTCATACAATATATAGATATTGGTTGATAACCTGCTGCACCACCTTTAGCTTTAGTAACAGTAAAATCACAAACATCTACTTCCTTAGCATCAACTAAGAAATGAATTCTCCACACAGCAGTATCCGAAGTAAGAGATGTTACTGTTACTTTCTTATTGGTATTATCTACATTTACTGAACCATTACCACTCATTAATGTACCAGTAATAGAATAGTTATTATTCTCAATTTGTTCTATACCAAACCACAATCTAGCTTCAGTTACCGCTCTAGATAGTTCCGTAGGATCTACTTCCCCATTAAAGTTAGCTGCAACTGTATGAGCTTCATTGGTTAAAGCACCTCTATAACCGCCTTCACCATCTTTACCGTCATACAGTTTATTGATGGTCATCATATCCATATATGTAGCACCTCCATTAGTAGATGTAACTTCACACTTAAATGTTACTTCATTGTTGCCTGAGAAATAATTACCCGTAGGACTTACTAATAGGTTATTACCCGTTTCATTTACTAGTTCTTGCCAATCATTTGTACCGGGTAGAGCCCAGTACCAGTAAAACATGGGTGATTCTACATTAAACGCAGTAGCTAATAAATTAATTGTAGCTGGAACTGGAGTAGTAGCACCAGAAGCATATTTAAATACCTGTTCTCCTGTAACCATCACATACGCTGCATCTATACCATCGAATCCAGATTCTCCGTCATGAGTTTTATTTATATACCAATCCTTAGTAAGGATAGTAGCGTCTGTAACTTTGATAGTCAATCTTATAGTAGCACTTACTGTAGTAATTGTGCTTAACGTAATACGGTTATTTTGTATTTCAACTGTAGCATTTCCATTAATCGTAGAAGCTTCTATAGATACAATTTCTATAGGGTCTATACCATGATATGCATACACTTCTGTATAAATAGTATTTAAATTTACTAATGGAGTATTGCCAGATGAATCATAAGGTATATTTACAGTACTATTTGTTAAATCTACATAATATGCATCTAATCCTTCAGCACCATTTGCTAATTTAGCAATTTGTATGTCATCATAATATTGACTGCCATCTGAATCAGTAACTACACAACGTACATTAGCTGTCCTTGTAGTAAATATTGTATGTGGTATTTCAGTACTTACATTATTGCCAATTATTTCTATCGGCTCGGTTAACAATCTCCATTCATATGTAGGATTAGTCATACCATAAGTATTACAATACAATACTACAGATGATGGAGTTGGTGTACCAGAGTAATCAGGAGTATCATATAAGAACAGTCTTGTACCAGTGATTTCAACCCATTTAGCTACATCATCACCAGGTTTACCTGAATCACCTTTTGATACTTGTAATTGCCACTCATCATTATCAGGACCTGGTATACTAGTAACTCCATCTTTCATAGCAATCCACAAACTACCTTGGTATGTAACTTGATCATAATAGTTATAAGTAGTATCTGGATTCCATTCTCCACGATAAATAGGAACTCTAACTACATCACCTGTCTCTGTGGTTTGCATTAAAGTACCAACAAATTTACTTTCCTTTCCGATCACAGTACGATCTTTACCGGCTAGAGTAAAATCATCAATGTTATCATAGAAAGTAATTCTAGGAGCTCCTTCTCCTTTAGCAGAAATGAATATAGCATTACGTCTATCATTCATAGATGAATTCAATTCAGGATCTGCTTCTACCCTATGACCTAACAATAAGACCTTGTCTCCTACTTCAGGATTAGCGCTACCAGGTTCACATACGCTTTTAGAAAGAACAATATAGTTATTACCTACTTCAGATACCATTCTCCAGTATCTCTTTACATTCTTGCCATCAAATTTCTGGCATATAGCCTGGTCTCTTACTCTAAATTGATTGTATTTAGTACCATCTTCATCATCAAAATAGCAAGTCCAACCGTCACTGCCGTCTACTACTTCAACGATTTCCATATCAGCCATCGTGACTAATATATCTCCTCCAACAGCTTTTATTTCATTTACAATTAGTTCATTTACTGTCAGATTACCACGAACAAATAAATCATCTACTTCTAAATGCCATTTGGTATTTACGGGCCATAAGCTAGCACCTTCACCATCCCAACCAGATCTGAAAGTTTTACCACCCTGTATACCTGCTAAAAATGTAGTATAACCTGTTGCTGTATCACCATCTTTGCGTAGATAATCTTCTTTTACTTTACCTGAAGTATATATTGTACCATCGCTAGGTGCAGTAGTTTGCCCAGTTTTAATTAAAGGAAGCGATCCAGAACTACTCGAAGCAATATTATCTATCTGACATTCCAATTTACCTAAAGCTTGATTTAAAGTATCAGTAGTAGTTAAAGGATCAGCATTTTCACCTTTATAATACCCAGATAGTGGAAATATAGTACTAGTAGGTTGTGTATGAAAACCAGGTGCTTCACCACTACCACCACCGTTTGCAATTAAATCCGCCAAAGCTGTAATGATGTTTTCATCTTCAATCAACCTATTTAATAGGTTTTGTAATTGTTCTTTAGTAGACTTATCATCAATAGTATCTATCCAACCCTGTACTGTATCATTAACTTCAGTTAAATCTTTATCGTGTTTATCTTCAAGAGTAATGATCTTATTGTTTAGTACATCATAGTAACTATTAATATTACTACTTAGATTATTAGTAACATTAGTATCTCCTTCTACTATCTTGTTGGATAGATCTACATAATTATTATCTACTTTGGTATCAAGATTAGCTACATCTTCTTCAATCCCATCTACTCTCTCATTAGTAGCAAATGTACCAGATAAACTAGTTTCAAAATCATCTTTATGAATTATCTTATTAGTTTTATCTTGTACAAGAGTTAGAATATCATTATCTTCAAAAGATGTGGTAACCTCAAATTGTGATATCTTTTTATTCATATTACTCTTGAATTATATGTTCTTCTACTTCTGTTAATATACAATCATCGTCGATATCTTTTTCTGGATAGAAATTAATTTGTTTTTTTAAACAACACATACATTCTATAATTTTATCTACATCTTCCTGAGTAATGGGAAAATCTTCATCATCTACTTTAGTACTAGCCCAACTAGATAATTTGCCTAAATGCAACAATAATACTAAATTGGTAATAGAAACTTTATCTAATTCTACATTGCACTTAGTAGACTGATTAACTAATTCCCCAACTTTATTTACATATTGTGCAAGTTCCATTACCACATTTATTACAACTGTTACACATTATATTACAATCACACTTTCTAAGATTTAACATATTCAGCATTTCTTTGTAATACAGATCAGCATCTTCTGTTAAACCTAATTCTGTAGCATTATCATAAAGAGTTTTCTTAAATAAGAACATCATAATTAACTCTTTCATTTTGTTATCCAAACAATTGCTACAGTAATTCTTTAATAATTTAACTTCTGCGTAATACAGAGATTCATTAATTTCATTCATATCAATCGTATAAATAAAAAAGGGACTGGGGATAACTTCCCCAATCCCCTTTTATGGTTAAATTTATTTGCTAATTAAGCAGTTACATCTGTACCAGCAATGAATGACTTAATCATATTAACAAACAGAGCATTTGTAGAGATCTGTCCTTTGTTAACATAGATTTCAGCAGATAACGGAGTAGTCTTAATGTACTGATTGTCATTAGACAGATATTTGTTATCCCATTCAATTGTAATAGTATCATATTCTACATCCAATTCAGATCTGAATTCCGGAGCGATATACGGATAGATAGCATTAGCACGGTACTGAATGCCTTCATATCCTAAGTTCCAATTTTCACGATCACGAACAATGTAAGCATTACCACGACCCGGAGTACCCTGAGTCTTAGCAATTGTCAGATTAGAAATCGGATACATTACATTGCTCAGCAAACCAGAAGGAATTGTTGTCCACATGAAAGCTTCTACAGATACCTGGCAATAGCCTGCGTCTGTCGTAATACCCTGATTGTAAGGAATTTCCTTAGCATTCAAAGTAAGAACAGCAGCGCTAGAAGTAGCTACTACACGAGCACCTTTGTGATTGTTAATCTTCTTTACAAAAGCGTCAATCAAATCTTTCGGAGCAGTAGTCTTAGCGATTACTTCATAAGTATGAGTAAACTGACCCGGAGCTTCGTGAATGTCATTATAAACAAGACGCAAAACATAACGGTGACCAATTTCCGGAGTAACATTAGTAGCTGTGATAACAATCTTATCTTCAGCTTTAGCTACGAACGGAGTGATAACCATAGAAGGGCAAGAACCTTTCTGAATAGGCATAGAATACTTAATCACAGCCTTAGTAGTCTTCGTACCTTCTTCGTTATATACGTCTTCTGTACCCTGGCAAACACCAACATAAATAGCATTAGCAGCAGCAGCATTAGCAGCTGTTGTCAACAGTTTTTTGTTTTCATCAAACAAAGCAATGGCACCATCAGCTAAAGAATCTACATTAGAGAACGAAGCCGGAGCGGTCTTAGCAATGAGTACCGTATTTACGTGTTGTAACATATTATTTTAATTTTATTAGTTAAACAAAGCGCTTAGTTTAACTGGTTTAGTCTTCTACTTTCCATGTTTCAGATTTCCGCGTAAACTAAACTATTCCATCGTATTTGTCTCATTAATATACGATTGATATCTTGGATTAGCCTGGTTTTCCAAGTATAACTCCGCTGCTAGCTTCACAATTTCTGAATGAGTTGATACTGGCATATCTGTATACTCATCAAAAGGAGCATCAGTCAGGCTAATCTTTTTAGGAGTCCTCAAGTATGTGAGGATATAATTCTTTATATTGTAATTACCATCAGTATATAAATGGATTTCATTACCTTGATATAATCTCAAAGGTCTTGCTGAAGTACCATGTAATCTATACTCTGATAATGTATTTTGTCTTTGTCTATCAAAATTCTCAATAGTAGCTTCTAACACATCTGTGTGTTTAGTCCTAGGTTGACCATTTGGCCCCTTAGGCCAACAATTATTATTACTATAGATTACTGCGGTTTCACCTAAAGTAAACATATAATCTGTTGGTAATGTAACTACTTGTTCTTCTGGGAATGTTGTAAACTGATATGTCTTATTGGTTACAAGTGTACGAAGATCATCAATTCTTTTCTGATCCTGTTCAAATGCTGTACGCTTGTAATTAATACCTGAGTATCTAGTTTTAATAAACTTATCTAAACCAGCCATTAACCAATATTCAATATCTGCTGTAACTGGTTTCTCAATATTATTATCAAGCAAACCTATTTCGGTTTCAAATGCAGTTTGTAATTCAATGAACTTCATAATTATTCTCTATTACTTTGGTTAGATGGTTTAGTTTGTAATCTGTATTTACCTTCTGTGATAAACATATTAACAGCAAGGTCAACTATTTCACTATGAACAGATTCAGGTAATTCACATTTTGAAGCACCAGTTGTAGTATTAAATCTTAATGGTTTTCTATAGTAAGTAAGAATAACACCACTTAGAGTAGTGTAAGCATCTACTACTACTTCCATATACATATACTTAGTAGTTGGATCAGATATTAAAGCTACTGCTGGTTGTCTTACAATTGGAGTATTATAAGCAGTCTTCATAAACTTTGGTAGATCTCTATATTTTACTAATTGATTATCTACTTTAGTTTCAGTAGTGTATTGCTTATAAGTACCTTTTACTTTACTTACTGAATGCACATATAAGAAATATTCATCAGTAGTAGAATAAGGTAATCTATATCTAGCTATACCATTTGATGTAGAACCGCTTTGTGTGAGTTCTCTTTCAACCAATAAACTTTTAATAGAATCTGTATTTCTAGTTTGAGTATTGGTTTCAACTTCCATTTGATCATCACCTACATAGTTCATCATTACATAGCGATCCTGTGCTTCATTAAGTATAGAAAAAATCAAATCTGAATTCGGTTTATTTTCTATAGTGAGATCTGGACTAATAAGTTGGAGTCTACGCTCAAACTCCATTTGCATTTCTTTGCTACTCATATTATTCTGCTAATTGTGCCACATACTGTGGATGTGATTGAACTCTTGGTGATTCAACATTTTCTAATGCCATATCAGCAGCTAACTTAACTACTTCATATTGCATATACTCTGGTATTTCATCTAATGTAGATGTAATATCCTGATTATTAATCTTACGAGGATATGCTAAGTAAGTTAAGTCGATAGTATAGGGACCTGTCATAAGATCCCTATCCACGAACACTATCAACTTGTTATCTTCTAATATAGCAACAGGTTCTTCTATCCAAGGCTTATTGTTATAAGTTTCTAAGAATCTTAAAGCGTTCTCATGACTTATTAACTTAACATTAGCTAGTTTACTACCAAAATGTAAAGTACCCTGTATGAAGTACATACGCTTATCTTGTGTATCACTACCATACTTAATGCTTGATTTAAAATCATTAAGTGTTAATTTATTATTAGTAGTTTCACTAAGTAAAGTTAGTCCTTTGTCTGTTCTTACTAGACCTTCTAAATCTGCTACACGTTTAGCATTACCTTCAAAAGGAGTTTGTATGGTATTATTCCCAGTAAACTTAGTAGCTACCTTACTTAGATAAGCAGTATATAACCAATAATCTATTTCTTCTGGTAAGAAAGAAGGACAGCCAGACATGCCTATATTAACAGCATTCTTGTCAGCTTCTACTTTAAATGCAATATGTGCTTCTGCTATTGTCATATTTACTTGGATTCTATTTCTTGCATGATAGCCAATCTAATATCCTGATTTTTCTTATCATCAAGCATTAGTACAGCTTCATCCATACTACGTCCAATTACATCAGTGCCATAGTAATACAAGTTCTTATTCTTACGAATAATATTCTTGCTAATAGCTGCTTCAATCAAGTATTGAGTTTCTTTATTCTGGTTGTTGACCCAAAGTAAGAGATACTTCTGAGGATCTGCTTCAATTAACTCATTAAGCTTACTTTCTACTAATTCACTAGAAATAGAATCAGATTTGATACCATAAAGTCTAAGACATTTACGCATTTCTTCAAGTGACATCTTAGTAAAGTTAGCGTAAGCTTCACGTTTAACTTTAAATTTCTTATTATTTTCTTCAGCTTCTGCTTCAGAATTAATCAATACGAAATCATTACTTGGTTTGATGTTAGCTGTTCCGCAGGCTACTCTTTTATGATTTTTAAGAAACAAATATGCAAGTTCATCTTCAGGTCTTTCTGTGTGTAAGTAATAATCTTTATTACCAACCTTGATAGCATAAGTAGTCCAGAAAGAACTATAAGGAGCTAAATGACCTTCAGGATAACCGATGGCTTTCTCTAATCTACGAGCATCTTCCTCTGTTAAACCTGTATACTTGTTACCTGATCTTGTCCAATATGACGCGATGTATTCAGAACAATTTTTAAACTTTGCAATCCCAGACCAGGGATTAATTCTAATAAATCTTAACGTTGCTTCCATATATTTATATAAATATAGATTTTAAACCTGTTAATAAAAATATAGGGGCTATTACGCCCCTATAAATCTTTATCATATTTTATCGGCGTATTTGTATATACACTGAATTATGCTTCAGCATCCATGATCAGTTCACCACAACCACGCGGATCTCTTACCATAATACCCATTTCACCTAAGAAGTGAACTGTGTAACCATCCTTTGCATTAGAACGCAAAGTATTGATAGATTTAGCAGGACCTGCAGGAGAGATAGAACCACCAGTATACCACTGCATGAATTCACGACCTTTACGTACTACCTTAACAATGTTTGCTTCACCATCACGACGGCTAACATCCAAGAAAGTAAAACGATAAGATTCCAGCGGTTTACCAGAAATCGGATGCAACAGACGGTTGTCTGTAGTATTATCATACAGCGGGAAGTGTTTCAGTGTCAACTCAATACCATTAGTCATCTTGTAAGTTACAAACTGACCACCAAGTGTTAATTCCTGACCACTACCACTTACGAACTTAGTATCGATCAAGTTCATTGTAGCTGCTTTCTGTTTCAATACACGGTCAAATTCACGAATACCCATTTCACCAGTAAGTGCAACGAATTTACGTTCATTAGTACCAAGTACATTATAAGACAGATCGAACAAGAAGTCTTCCAGCAATTCAGCTGTCAACTCAGTATAATAACGTCTGTTAGACGGAGCGATCTGTTCCAAAAGACCAGCAGGCAAATAAACCGGACGACCGTTAGTACCTTTCAGAGAGAAAGTACCATCCTGGTTACGATTAGACTTAGAGTAAACCATCATCTTTTCGCAACGTTTACGCCATTCACGCAATGCTGTCCATTCCTGATAATCAGACCACAAATAAGATTTCTTACCTGTTTTAGGATCCTTCAGTGCAATCCACAGAACAGTTGCATAAGCAGTACCAGTAATATCATAGCTCAAACGAGTTGTGAACAGGTAGTTACGCATCTTGAACTGAGTATTGTAGTTCAGGATATCTGCTTCTTCACTATATTCTTCGTAAGCAGAACCCAGACGTGACAGTTCACGACCAGCCAACAGATACTTACCAGGAATATAAGAATTAGACTGACCATCTGCAATAAACATAGTATAGCACCACAGGTTACCGTCCTGGATAGGAGCACCAGAAATACGTAACTGATATTCCTTGTCATCAAGTACTACAATAGCACCTGGACCAAACCATTTGTCTTCTACCCAAATCTGGATAGGTGTGTTACCAATACCTGCCATAATAGTGTCAGCATTAGCGGCAGTAATTTCTGTACCCTGCCATTTAGCAGAGCGAATTGTTACAGCTCTATCGGTATCGATTTCTACGTACCATTCATACGTACTCTGGTCAATGGTCATTACATTACCAAGACCACCCGTAATAGCATCAATAGATGTGCCATAAGCACCATCTTTAGCAGCAAAAACGTAAGATACGATACGTTCTACTTCATAAGGTCTTGATAACATTGCTTCTGAAATCTTATTTTCGTCAATAAGATCTGAAAACCATCTACTTTTACCGATTTGCAAATTATTCAGAATTCCGTTATCCATAAATTAATTTATATTTTTATATATTATTTAAACTACGTGCTGCGATACTCCAGATAGAGTTTGGTGAACTAGTGTGAACTTTCTTTGAGTTTTTTGAACTACCCGTGTTTTTTAAGCTTTGTTTAAGTGTTTTTATAGCAGAGCTAGTTCCAATTTTTTTAGCAGTATCTAGCAAAGTGTCACCCTTCATAGTAAAATAGGCTGACTCAATTAAATTTTTGACGCTCTTAGAATAGTCCTTTTGATATTGAGTAAGACCATCAGCGTCAGCTTTAAAGATGTAATTTAGTAAAGCTTTCTTATCTTTTTCAGGAATAGCTATACCGCGTATATCTTTTAAAGATTTAATGTTGGTGACAACGTCATCTACAAATCTTTGTTGGCGCTCTACTCTCTGTTCATTTTCCTTTTTCTGTTGCGCTAATAGCTGTTCCTTTCTCTCTTCAGCTATATCCTTCATAGCTTCCAATGCGTCTTCAGCTTCGTCTTCAAGGATACCCGCATCTTCGTACTTTTCGATTTTACGAGCAATTTGCTTCTCGTTAAACCCTTTAGCAGCAAGTAATTCTCTTACAATTCTCTTTTGATTTTCTTCGATAGTGGTATCAAAAGTTTCATAATCAATTGCAGGGGCAGCTTTAAAATAATCTTCAAGCTTACCACCATTACGTACGAATTCATCTAACTGAGCAATTTCTTCACTAGCATACTCTGGTGTAGAATTCTCCTCAATCATCTCTCTAAAATATTCACAGAGCTCTTCTACTGTAGAAGGTTTATCTTCTCCTTCTTCTACTTCAAGACCCATTTCTTCTGCTACAGCATCAAAGAATGCAGTTACTTGAATACCTTCGTTATCCAATTCTTCTCCTTCAGTAGGAGTATCTACTACACTATCTTCTTTCTCTTTAGTATCTACTACTTTATCCTCTTTAGCAGGTTCCTCAGTAGGATCTTCTACTACTGGTTCTTCTATTTCTTTTTCTTCCTTTTCTGGAGTCTTAACAGCATCATCTCCAAATACGTCTTTTACAGAAGGAGCTTTGTGCTGTCTCTGTAAACGTGCAATCTCTTCATCACTAATCTCTCCCTGTTCTTCACGTAGATTTCCTGTTACTAAAGGATTATTATCTATAGTATTAGATGAAAATACATCTGCTACTGCTTCCCAACCTAATAGTTGATTACTATTGTTATCCATAATTATTATTAATTAGATTTATTATTTTGTTTTTCTCTTAAAAATTCTGCTCCACCTAGACCTATTGTAGGAAGTAACCATTCCATTGGTACTAGTCTATTAAGTCTATCTATATATCTCTGTTTGTCAATATACAAATCGTATTGATTTCTAACAGCACCGTTAGCTTTACCACTTCTAAAGTAATCTAGAATCATATTCTCATCTACAGGGTCACTCCATTTACTAATTTTATTAGAATCTTTCAAAGCTCTCTTGAGAGTCAACATATGACTTTTAGATTCTGTAGGATTAAGCAAATATCTCTTATTCCTGGCTGCTGAATGAAATCCAGCATCCCTTAGTTCTTTAGTAGTATAAGTGTTATCTGGATCTGCTAAATACCTAAGATAAGGGTTTGTAATATAATCTACACCAGGTTCTGCTTCATACTTTATTGAACCAGCTATACCATCTGCTACATGTCCTAATTCATGATTTGCAGTACCGGGCATATAAGTAGATGGGTCAAGTACTATACTATAATCATCAACATTACTAGATGTAAATCCATCTTGAATGTTTTTCATGTTAGCCTTGCCATATATATTATCACCCATCGAGCCATAAGATACATAATCTTTCCTACCAGTTATTTCTTTATAAGCAATATCGGAATAAGCCTTTTCATAATTAGTATTATAAGCCTTATCAATCTCTCGTACTAACTTACGAGTATCCTCATCAGGGTATAGTGCTTGATCAACACTTCTTAATATCTCATTACTATACTGATTCTTATTAACTGCTTCACGATACCAAGTATCCTGCAACATGGCTGCTTGTGCTTCTATATCTTTTGGAGGTTTAGCTGGATTGTAGTTTCTCTCTCCAGAAGGAGTACGTTTAGCTTTAATAGGTTTAGTAATAGTGGGTGTGAATGGTTCTGCATATGAAGAAGTAGCATATTCATCAGTACCCTCAATTAATCTTCCTACTTTGGATTTAAACTTTTTTAATGTTTTACCAACACCCCAAGGAATAATATTAAGAGCAGCATCCACAGCAGCACCTGTATAGTCTCCATTACTTAGGTCTTCAACAAAGTTAATTGCGTCCTTTACATAACCCGTTTGAGTCCTAGGATCATTAACGAATTCATTAATACCCGCAGTAGTAGCATTTCTAACGGTTTGCCAATTTTTTGCAGTTTCGTATCCTTGTGTTCTAGCAATATCTCCAAACTTATTTTGTGGATATACAGTTACTTCGGGCAAACTATATACAGCTGCTACAGAATTATCTTTACCGTCTTCGTATCCAGGAATTGAATCGAATTGTGATTTAATATCAAAATAGCTAGCATTAGGATTCTCAGCTCTAACGGCATCATATATTTGTTTACGCTCTTTTAATGTTAGATCTGACCATTTCATAATTATTTATTTTCTTCAGGAAATAACCAACGTTCAGTATAGAAATGATAATAATTCTTATCTTTACATACTTTAGAATGTAATCCTGCATGTATTAAACTAGGTAAACGTATTACTAATAAATACAAGGGACCTAAGATTTTCGATTGTCTAGTATGGCCCAATTCGTGACGCAAATGCTTAATATTATTAACAATAATATAATTCCCAAGAGTGATGCCACTCCGCATATTACTAGATAGCTTACATTTAATACATTCGCCACAAGTTTCTTTAGTACAGACTTCATAACCTTTATAGCAATGATACAAGGCTAACCCCAGTAAATTCTGGGGTAATTGCCAAGTATACAATGCTGCGTTTTTAATTTTATTTAACAGCTTTTTCATATTACTTACCTGTTTTACCAGTTTTACCACCTTTCTTGCTTCCGCCTTTCTTACATGCCATAATTAGTTCCTCCTATTTTTTAGTTTTAGATTTACTTTTTTCTCCTACCACTTTATTCTTTAAAGCCGTTTTAGCTTTCAGTTTTTCTCTTTCCATTGCAGCCTTATCTTTAAGAATCTGTAACTTCTTAGCTTCCTCAAGTTTCTGCTTTTCTAATGCTATCTTTTCTCTTTCAATAGTAGCTTTAAGCTTTTCAGCTTTATCTGACTGTTCAATCTTCTTAGCTTCTATCTGTTTCTTATTCTCAACTTCACGAGCTTTGTTAGCTTGTTCAATCTGTTTAGACATAATATCAGAGTAAAGACGTTGCTGTTCAATTGCTTGATTACCAATCTCAATAGGATCTGGTATACCATTGCCATCTTGATCCATACTTTCAGAACCACGATAAGCATTCAATTGAGCAACAGTAATCTTAGTAGCATTGTCCTGATCAATCTTGTATTTCTCAAGGTCAAGTTCTGCTTCTTTAAGCATAAGTTCTTGTTCCTTAACTTGATTCTGCATTTGGACAAGTTGCTGCTGTTGCATTGCTTCTTGTTCTTGCATAGCTTGCTGCTGAGATATTCTTTGATTTTCAAGTTCTTGTAACTTATTCTTTAACATTGATAGATTATCCATCATATACATTTCAGCAGCATCTACAAGACTTGCACCATTCTGCATAGCTGGTTGTATCAATGCTCTTAACTGCTCAATTGCTTGAGATTCTTTAGTAGAATCCGTTACAAAAATATCAAAGTCTTCATATGGGAAATTATCTGATACTGAGACAAATGCTCTAGTAGTGTCATCAAATATATAATTGAGATACTGTTTATCACTATCTTTCCATGCAGCTTTTGCAGCATTTAATAACATTAATAAAGCTTGTTTCTTTACTTGGTTATGCATCCAGAATAAAGGTTCAGTAATATGAGCAGATTGTATTACAGATCTTTCTACATTACCTACTAATTCTGTACTAGAGATAGCACCTTGTCTTTGAGGAGTTACCCCAGACAACTCTGAAGCCATAGCTTCAATCTTATCAAGTAACTGTATATACTGAGCTATGACGTTACCCATAGTAAGATCCCAAGTAGAGAATCCATTCCAACTTGATGGTCTACCACCTTCTCTACCAGGTATATCCCAACCTTCATCATATGGGTTAATAAATGCAACACCTAGTGCACTTAAGTAATGTAACCATTTTGAAGTATCTATACCTAATCCTTTAGGTATCTGTGTAACATCTACTACAGGTACTTTACCTTTATCTCTAGCCATAGCTAGTTCTAATCGATAGAATGTAGTAATATATAAATACTGTAATGGTTTCATTATACTAACTAATGATTTTGGTACACTGTTAGTATTACTATAGACTACCCCAGTATATGGTAATCTCTGCGAATTAAGATTGTTACTAGTAATATACTGATATTCTATAGGTTGAATACCAAAGTAAATGTCATCATCTGCTCTATATCCTTCCCATACTTCTACAATCCAATCCCATTCTACTGTTTCGGTTTCGAGTGGTTTATAATATTCGTCTACTACAATTTCTTCAGGTAAACCTGTTTCAGGGTTGATAGTTGTTAAGAAACCTATTTTCTTAAAAGATTTCCAACATACATGATAAACTACCACATCTTCAGCATCACCATAAGGATTATGATCAGGTAACTTACTATAAATCTTAGTATCTATATGGTTCCAGTCATCAACCATATTCTTATCACCTAACCAGTTCTTACCACTCTTACCATACTGATCGAATTTCTCTAGTAACTTATTGAGTTGTTTTTCATCCATTTTATCATAAAACTCATCATATACCTGAGTATATGACATAATCATTTTATTACAACACATAGGTGCTTCATGAATGAATTCTATGCCATCACAATCATCATACCAGAAACCTTTTGGGTTAACCCTATTTAAACAAGGTTCTCCATTCCTAATGCCTACGTAAAGAACTTCTTCCCCAGCAATAAGTGCATCTTTCCATGTCTTTACAAACTCATGGTCTATATTCAAAGAGTTCTTCAAATAGTTTAAACTGTGATAAGCAGTTAATTCGGCAACATCCTTATAATCCTTAGTAAGGTATTCCTGTATTTGTTCTGGAGTCTGTATTTCCCCAGATTGTAAGGCTTCTTCATATCTTGCTTGTCCTTCAGGGCTCATCTTAGCCATGATTGCTGCTTGTACATAATCTAAAAGCATTTGCTTAGCTTTTTCTTGCATTTCACTTGCAGCAGCATCACTAGTACGGCATACCTTAAAATTGAAGGGTCGTTTAGTTTCTTCACCAATAAGTAAGTCAATCTTAGGTCTGATAATGTTATAATCCTGTGCCATTGCTGGGAAACCATCATCTTGGTTAAAAGGGTTAGTAACATACTTCAAATCCTTTTCACTATAGACACTATTATATAGATCATAATAAGTCTGCATTTCTTCTTCTGAAGGTACTGTATCAGAATTAGTTATTTGTGATTGACCTATAATGTAATCCACACAACATTCCCGCCATTCGTCAGTCTTCTTGTTATAAGGTATTTTCTGTATAGGAAAGCTATTTACTGTGCGTTCCATATTTAAAATGAAAATGTTAATATATTTGAATCAAATAATTTATTTGTAGAATCAGAAGTGTCTTGTTCAAACCATTTATCTGTAAATATAGGTAAATCAAACAATCTTTGGTTCCTCTCTACTTCTTGTTTTTGCTTTACTTGAGACGTATACAATTGTTCCCTGTATATCATTAACTGAATCATTGCCATTACCCTATCGAAGTTACCTTTATCATTATACATTATTAATTCCTGTAGTAATGGTTCTGATAGTATAGACTCAAGTCTCATATGACCGGGTTCTGTTTCTTCCTCTAGCCATTCTTTAATCTTACCCTCACCCCAAAGCTTTATCTCTTTATTCATATGACAACCTTTACGTCTATTTACTTTGGAGTCTCTTACGATATCTTTGATAATATCTGGTTGATCAGCTAGTAAGTAATCACAGTGCTTATTATTAAAGTAAGCGAATATACCAGTGTTTTGGTTTTCTACCATAGCCCTAGCATTATAATACATTAATAGTTTACGTACATTATCATAGAATTCTTCTGCTGTTTTTGGTCTACCAGTATATTCTGCTACTAATATGTCACTATAAGATTCAAAGTTCTGTATACGCTTGTATATAAATATAGAACCTAATGAGTTAGTACCGGATTGATCTTGATCATATGGGTCTAAACCTGCTATATATAAGCCTATGGGAGGATCAGGGCAAGGGTGTTCCCATATTACTATAGAACCTGTAGGATCAGCCATCTTTGGTAGAGGATACTCTGTAATATCACCTGTCTTTTTAATTACCCATTTAGGTACACCTTGTTCCCATACTAAATCACCAACTTGCTTGTGATTTTGTAATTTACGATTAGTTCTTATCCTAGCTAATTGTTTTTGTAATTCTCGTTTAGGGAATATATTACCAGATAGTTCAGTAAAGGCTTCAGCGGGTGTTTCTGCATGTTCTGCAGTATACCTGTCTACTTGTTGAGAGTCTTTAGCACTCTTTAATTCTTTAGCTCTTAGGTTAAGTATATATGCCCTAGCTTTATCGTGAAGAGTATTACCATCGTCATCCATATATATACGATTACCATTTGAATCACGTATATCTAGGTTAGTATGTTGAGGTACAAAGAAACCACATTTCTTACCACCAACTGCACCTTCATCCCATATATTATCAAAACCAATACAGTTAAATGCTTCAGGGTCGTAAAAGGCTTCCCTTAAACCTGCTACATTATCACCCTCGTCACCACCTGTACCAAACAAAAGCATTAGACCAAAGGCAACGCCATCTTGTTCTACTGATGGTCTAGCAATTTCCCATGCAGCTTTTAATTCTTTGAATGAACCACCTTCTTCCCACACAATTAGTTTAGCAGCCTTACCACGAACAGCATTTGGGTTATCTTTAACAGATACACCCATTATTTCAGATTTATAACCCATTTCTACTTTGTTACCAAATTCATCAGTAACAAGCATAGATGCTCTTTTACGCATAGCTGTATTAGCCACTTGCCTTTTCTTACCCCATGCGGTATTAGCATCAATAAAATCCATATAATCCCAAGCTTTGGTTAAGTTACCATCTTCAGTAAGATATTGCTTGTTTGATGCATATACATAAGACTTTGAATTAGGGATAAGAAAGAAGTTACGACACAACATGGAAGCAGTTTTATATGAATAACCCTTACGTCTTGCTTTTGTGAGTACCATATGTTTACCTTGATTCTCTGCTTCCTCTACAGCTTGAAAGAAGTAATAATCGTAATCATAGAAATCAGGGAATGCAGCCTGTCTAACCTTCTTAGTTTCACCATTAGTTGTGATATAAACAAGTCTTTGAATAGGACAATAGTTTAAATAGAAATAGTTATACCCAGTAATGTAATCACCATCTTCTGCAGTATAACCATTAACACATCTATCTACTTCTTGGTCCCAGAAATTGTAATATTCAGTAGTACCTTTCGGGTAAGCACAATAAGACCCCGACGCTAAATAAGTCAACGCCGGGGTTCTAAACTTGTCACTATTCTTGATTTTCTTACTGAAATCAATCATATTATTAATGATTAAACAATTTCTTTATATTTCTCCAAACTCTCTTATAGAGAGGCATTGTAGCTTGTTTCAATTTTTCTACTGCTGCCTTCTCTGCAGCTTCCTGCTCCATTAGAGTAACCTCTATATCTTTAAGGGCTTCATAGTCATATGCAGGTCCCATATTAACAATCGTATCATACTGATTGTATTTAACTTTAACTGATTTTGCCTTACTAGTAGTTTTAGTAGCTTTCTTTTCCTTAGTCATAGTTATTATATTTTGTGCGTTTAACGCGTAGTTAGTTTATTTTGTTTCAAAATGTATTACTTACCGTACAGCTTGTCTATTTGATAGTTCATATGGGTTAACTTCTGCACCACCACGAATCCTATTATTAGCTAATTCTTCTGATCTTACTGCGGACTCTAATGCATCTAAAGATTTAATAGTATTACCAAGTTTTTCCATACCTGCTAGGATTAATTGAACTTTCTTATCATCAAGTTCATCTTGTAGTGACTCTGCATAATATCTAGATACACTATCTAATTTCAACCTAGCATTCTTAAGTAAGCCTAAGATAAGAGTTTCATTGAAATTAATGTAAGCTTGTTCTGCTTCTATTACCTCTACTGGTAATTTATAGTTAGCATCATCAAAGAGCTCTTTCTTAAGTCTTGGTTCTATGTCTTCAGGAGACATACTTTTTACATAAGGACTATCATATTTATTCTTTAGTACAATATAAGTAATGTATTTAGTAGCCATTTCTTTATCTGCCTTATCGGCATCCCATACCTTTTTAAAGGCTGGGATACCTAGGGCATCATTGTGTATAACTACTTTTCCTGCAAGAATATCAAATAGTTTCATTAGTTCGGACAACAATCACAACAAATTTTTTCACAATTACCGCAATCACGTACTTTCTGATAATTGTGTCTCATTTCTTTTAATTCAATTAATCTGTTGATAGCGGAAGCACAAGGTACAATTACAATCTCAGGAGCTTTATCTTTTTCTGTAGTATAAGCTTTGAACAACAAACTAGGTTCAGTAATTTCGTATTTCTTACCTTCATAAAACAATTCCCCAGCTTCAGGTAAAATATAGTAATAATCAATTATATCATATTTTTCAACATTATCTTGAATATTTTCAAGAGAACCATCTTTACTACTTAACAAATTGTTATATCTTAAATTGTAAATCATATTAATCAAATTTTATATACCTTAATTTATAGTGTCTATTTAAAGCATCAACAGCTTCTTGTTTAGTGTAAAACATATTTACATACTCTGGATTACGATCATAATTATTTATTATCTCCTTCAGCTGCTCCGCTATCTCGTCCTGATTCTTGTGTCTCATTTTCTATTGTATTATCTGATGAACCAAAACCGTTTTCTCCTCTATCACTTTCAACTAATTCTTCAGCTAGAGTAGGTTCAATAGTAGGATAAGGCATAATAATTAACTGTGCAATCTTTTCACCTGGTTGATAGATAGTAGGCAATGCATCAGTAGTAAGTTTAAACTTACACATGATTTCACCTCTGTAACCAGCATCTACTACACCTACACAATTGCACAATGATAAGGATCTCTGAGATACAGATGATCTCATAAAGATGAAACCTACATATCCTTCAGGAATCTCTACTGCTAAATCAGTATGATACACTAATACCATCTTACCACTCTTATCAAATTCCTGAGTAAACCTAGTAGCGGTTAAATCTAATCCAGCATCATTAGGATTAGCATAAGTAGGTAATACTGCATCTTGTGCTAATTTCTTAAACTTTACTTTCATGTTATTTTCTTACTATATTGTGTCCTAATATTATTTCTGTCATCTGTGCTGCTAAATTAGCAACATAATCTTCAGCAAATTGACTACGATTCGTGTCCTGTAGTATCTGTTTCAGATACAGTAGAATCACTTGTTGATTCAGTAGTATTTGGTCTAGTTTTTCTTCCGTGTTTTGCATAATAAACCATTGCTAATGCGTTCCAAGCAATTGCTGCTTCATGTCTTACTTTAGTTTCTGGATCGAAGTCTTCTAGAGTAGAAGCATATAAATGTCTTAATAAAGCTCCTTTATAACGTTCATAACCATTATCAAGATTCTGCCAAGTATTATCATTATACTTCTTAGCACCCTCTGTATATACTCTGGCTATGTCTTCAAGACAATCTAATGGCATTAATTCCCATCTTGTTTTATCGTCTTTACGATCGTTCTTCATATCCATCTGGTTTAGGCATTTTTTGTATTCGTATTGCATCTATTTCAGTCTTATTCTCTAGTATAGCTTTACATATCCTGTGATAACCATCACATATTCTACCATAACTATCTAGTATAATTGGATATTTTGTATCTGCTTTTTGTATTCGTAAAGAATGAAATATAAAATCATCTAAACATCCAACATCCCAAGGTAAGTGTGATAGATCTATGCCAACTAGAGGTAATTTAAATACAGGATATTTCTGTTCTTTACAGTAGGTAATAAGTGTTGATGCATTCCATATTTTACCCTCACATATATATCTATTCTCTGTGATTCCAGAGTCTTCAAATATTACTCTTGGGTTCTTGTCTTTCTTTGCTAGCATATTTCTTTTTTAGTTTTATTTTAAAAAGATATCCAAACATAATAGATTTTGTATCATCATTACTTGCAATTATATTAGAAGCAAATTTAAAAGGATGATTACATATTACTTCTATTACTTGATATGGTATGTTATATTTATTAGCTAATTGAGTATATATGCTAGTTCTTTTTTGAGAAGTCATATACTACTTTATATTCTTTATTCTGGAGTAAATCATCAAAGGATGATGCTGCATCAATAGAACCTGGTCTAATAGTATTAACTATTATCTTTAAAGTATCAAGTGCTGTGTTATCAGCATATACTTTAATACTTTGTAACTTCTTTGCTTCTTGTTTAGAATAATCTACTATAGGTTCTAACGCTAACGTATTCTCCTCACTTAAAGGGTTATCCAGAGTAATAGGATAATGTAAAACCGTTTCTGTCTTTATTATTATTCCTTTATTGTAGTCTAGTTTCTTACCAAGAAGTTTATTAAACCATATTTTAATCTTAGAGTAATCTTGCCAAAGGATTATAGTACCTGGCTTAAATGTTATTATTTTCATGTATTCTAATTATGATGGTTACTTGAACTCTGTCTCCGATGATCTCTGGTATTAGAGCTTTATTAACACTTAATTCATCTTCGGCAGGACCTGCAATTAGAATTCCTTTTTCTTTGAAAGCTTTAATATACCGACTTAGATTATCCTTAGTAATACCTAATGTTTGAATTATATGCTTTCTATTCTGTCTATTAGCTATATTCTTGTGTTCATTAGGTAGTTTATTATAATTAATGTCTAATCTAATTAACTCAGCCATTAATTCTAGTTCCCTGTCCGTAAGCCGAAGTATGCCATTAAGTGATGTTAAGAACTCTGTAATAAGATCATCCTTATTTACAGTCTTAACTAATTTATTCATTGTCTTCCTTATCTACATCTAAAATCTGCTGAATAGCATTAATAAGTTTCAACAGATTTTGGTTTACTGTTTCAGATTCTAACTTCAAACAAGGTTGAATCTTACCTTCTTCAAAATCCTTTCTTACTTTATCCAGATTACCTTCATATTTGGTTTTGCAATCATTGATAAAAGCTTCCAGTGCAATCAACTTCAGTTCAGCAATAGTAGGTAATGTTTCTTCTTCTACTTCAGCAACTTCTGAACCATACGGTTCCAAATTGCCACCTTTTACTAATGCGTCAACATATTCTTCGTTAATAGACATAAAACGAGAATTAGTACCTTTCTTTGTAGTTTTAGTGTCTTCCATTACAAATTCTCTATCATCAGAGTCGAAATTAAAGATATCACCAATCTTTGCACAACCAAAAGGTTTAATTACTTTATAAGCTACGTTCATATTATTTACTTATTTGTTTAACCATTAATTCTACCCACTTGTTAATATCAAACTTTGTATCACCTTCCTTAATCACTGTATCACCGTCTGTAGTATACTGCTTTGGTTGATTCATGATCATATATGCATTCATTAAATCTTGTAAAGATACTGTTATTTTGTAAGCATTTGTTTTAGATGGGGAATGCATATCTTTAGGTATGAACAAATTGTATTGACCATTAGGTAGTTTTTCTATCCATTCTGATAGACCACTCATGTTAATGAGGTTATCTATCGAGCTATTATTTTCAATGTTCATGATTATATAACGCGTATGATTTATTTTTGTTGTAATTTTTATGCAATAAAAAAGCCCCTAATTTCTTAGGAGCTAATTTATAAAAATGAAAAAAGCCTATTTGTTTTTACTAATGAAAGCTACCACATTGTATGGATTTACTAATTGACTATCTTTAAAGAGATCAAAATGTGCAGCAGCTTTAGAAGGATACGCTACAATATCACCTACTTCAGGATGATTCTCTTTATCTTGCCATTCATAATTTGAAGGGATTGCTAATACTACACCCTTTCTAAAGGTAGTAGGTACTTTCTTTACTTCTGTTTTAGTATCATACTTGTCAATACCATCTACATCTTTCTTACCAGTTGGTATTGGTTCTGAGATCTCTTTCTCAATATATTCTTCAGGTAACGGTTTAACTAAAATGTCCCTAGTAAACGAATACTCTACTTTTTCTAGTACCTGATCCAGTAATATATTATCTTTATTCTCTGCCATAATCCTTATTTTTGCTGTTAAAACGCGTTATAATGCAAATTGTTCCTTAAAAGTTACTATATTTCAGTATATTTCCTCCAGTACAGCAGATATTTAGTGCTAACTGTGGACAGTGTTCCCTATCTTCAAATGCACAATTATCGCAACTACCATTATTTTGTGGGTGTATTATGTATTCTATACCGTCAATAGTAACAAAACCTTTTAAGATAGCCTCTTTAGCTTCTGGTTCTCCCATATTAGTCATAATATTCAAATTCATCATCTGAGTATAAGTCCTCAAACTCATCATAAAAATAGAAATCTTCCATATACTATTACTTTAGATATTAGTAGTATAATCCAGAGTAAGGAGTAATGGTTGATATTACTTACTATCTCTATATATACTCTCCTATCTCTCTACTCTAGACATAGAGTGTAACGAAATATATATTAATTTTGTTCTATTTCTATCAAATATTTGTGCAATATGTCACCCTTATTATCTCCTTTATTAGCATATTTTACTACTTTATACTTAGCATTTCTACCAATAACAGGCCAATATTCTGTTGTATAATACTCTTCTATTACTTCTTTTTCTCTATTTGATTTACAATTTTTTAACATCTTTTAACTATATTTAACTATTATACAAAACTCATACTATCATGAGTACCGTTTGTGTTCTTACAAAAGAGTTCACAGCCTGTCATATATTCTGATATGAGCTCCCCTGGTGTATCTGTTTCTTCTATATAAATCTCTAAGATATCACCATTTTCATATACTTTTTGATATGTTTTATAGCTCCAATCTCCTAGCTGTTCTAACCACTCTGAGCGTGTCATTTTAACATTATTTAATTATTTTTAACATATAGCTTCTAACGTACATATAAAATTTTTGTTAAAAATATGTAAAAAATAAAAATTCGAGCGGGGAGTTTAAGAGAGCAAGGAGAAATTTGAGAGAGCGGGAAGTAGTATATAATTGCCCTCCCCCTATCATAAGTGAAAGGAAAGTCCCCCGGGGGTTCTCAATGCATCAAGCTGTGTTTTGGGCTTGTTATTTGCTTTAATAATGCATCAAATTGATTAACTTATTCATTTATTGTGATTATTAACGTTTCAGCCACAGCGGAAGGCGGTTGTGGTGTAGTACTACTACTGAAGGGTAGATAGCCGAGAAGAAAGATGAAGTGCGCAATTATGGAGTTGGAAGCAAAACAAGCAAGTAATGGTAACTGGTATGTGAACATCACAGCACAGCCAGAGAACGATCCGTTTGCTGAAGAGTTACACTACCGTATGTGGTGTAGCGAAGCGTTAGCTGAGAAGCTAACAGCTAAGAGACCAGCGTCTATCGAACTAAGACGAGTTAGTGTTAAGGTTGAGCAGTTCCAACGGGTTGATGATGACGGTACAATCAAGCCACAAGTGTTCAACACCTTGTCTGTGGTGGTACGTCAGTTCCAGAATGCAGATGTAGATGACCCAACAGTCATGGCTGAGAAGCTGCGTTCATCTCTGTTGAAGGACGGTAAGATCTGTGATGTCCAGACAGATGCCTTTGACGGTGCTACTGGTGACATTCCTGAGTGAGAGTAAGGGCTTCGGCCCTTTCTCTTTTCTTTTTTCTATGCATCAAATCATTTAACAGACTTGAGTATTGTAATTAAATTAAAGAGTATGGAAAAGATAAAGAGAAGTTTTGATGGTATTACTGTTGAAGTAGAAGTGATTAAACGCTATGGTAGTGTAGTTATCGGTTTATGCCAAGACCGTATCTGTGCGTTTAATGAGTTAGATGAGACTACTAGGCCTATGTGTTTGGCTGATTGTCTCGACGCTGTAGCTGAGTTAAGCTCGGATTATGAGGGTTAGTCTTATTGACTAACTCTTGTTTTCTACGGCATGCATCAAGTCTTTTTCCCTCTTAGCAGATTGTGAGGAGTATAATGTCAATATTCTTCATATTATGTTTAACTTAATAGTTGTAGGCGTATATACTTAAACCTTCAACATTATGATTAAAAACAACCAATCCCAGGTGAGTGGAAGTTCCACTTTTAAATATCCTGGGCAGTAGCCAGCCACAGCTACATAAGTAAACTTGGGCATTTTATTTACTTGCTGGTGGGGTAGTTTAAACCAGTAGTGCAGTATCTTTTCGGCGGTTTACTAGTAACGTACTTAAAAGCTAAGGATAAACCGTACAGGAAACCAATTCCGATTTATAAGTTTGGTGACAACTTGAAAGAGAGTGACAGCTTGGAGAGACAGCATTATTTTGATTATTAATCAATAAAATTATATATTATGATAGCAGTGGTAAGATGCTACAAGCACATAACTCCGGTAATTGTTACAGTATTTGAAAAAAACGATGAACAAACTCAGAAAGATGCTCTAGAAATGGCTACTATCTTAAGTAGAAGAGACAACTGTGAGTATAGAGTAATGGTAGAGTATTGGGTTGCGTTTGGGAATTCAGCAAAATAAGCTATGAGAGCATTAATAATAGCTGTGATCCCTATTGTCTTTGCGATATTGTGCTATATACTGTGTGTATTATCACAGTATATAGACTATCGTAAGAGACGATTACCTGGTGAGAGATACAAAGAGTTTTGTGAACGTGTGTATACACGCTATTTATAAGGTGTTGGTTTTGCCTTCACCTTATTTACTTTCTTATAATGCACCAAGTTAATTACCCTTTTAGCATATTGTGCGAGATATAGTATACTTATAGGCGTATGAGAGTATGAGAATATGAGGATTGAATAATTCTCACCCTTCATCTTTTTCACCTTTTTCTCTTATTACTCTTTACGCCTATATATAATATATAGCGTATCATAAACAATTAAACAATTAAACAACTAAATTATCAAAATTATGAAGTGTGACATTTTAGCTCATGAATTTAACACAGCTGAGAACGGTAATAGATACTGTAAGCTGGAAGTACGTCAATCTGGTGACGAATTCGGTAGAACATTCAATTATGTAATGTTTATTACTGATGCAATGGAAGCAGCTTTAGAAGCTAAGTTTCCGAAGTTTATCTACCTACAAGAGGTACGTGTAAAGACACCTAAACCCTTTTATAGAGTTTGGGAGACTGATGGACCCGGTCATGCTCAAGGTGAGTTTGTTACTCGACCTAACAGAGAAGATCCTGATAATCCTATAATGATTGTATTTGAGGATATCAAAGTTATTATTAGAACTATGCCTGATGGTTCACCCGCAAGAGGTGAAGATGCGCAGAAATTAGCTGAGTCAAGCTATTATAGAGGTATTAGTATGAATACTATTGTACCTATAGATGCGTATGATGATGGTGATACTGAGAACAATATTGGTGCTACAA